GCTACTAACTCCGCTGTCATTGGGAACCAGGCCGGGGTCCTCGCCGCCAACGCCAGTTGCGCCTCGCTTCTACTCATGCAGTCAGACTTCGATATGACCTGGGACTGCGTAGTTGCGCCGGGTGGCGGTGCGGGAGCGAACTTCTACGTCTGCTTGAGTAACTACGATCAGGGCACTTGGAACGGCATCGCTATTGGATACAATGCCGGTACTTGGTACGCGACCTCCTACACCGCAGGTAGCGGTTCTCCAGCAGGAAGCGCAGCCAGTGCCGCGATCCAAGCTGGTGAGACGTATCTCATCTCGAAGAGAGGGACAACTGTCTCTTTCTTCAAGTCAACTACTGGCGGACCATTCACGTTGATTATGAGTTTCGGCGTAGCGGGCACTTTCGGAGCTGGCGCTTTCGGCACAGTCTTCACCGATACAACGCAGCGCTGGGACAACCTTCGCGGCGGGCCTCTAGCTCCCATTCCGATATCGAGTACGGATGCGAATGGAGCGACGACCGAGAGTGCGTCCTTCGTTGCTCAATTGGTCGGGACCGACCCGACTGGTCCGGAGATTGAGCTAGCTACACTAGTCACGCAACTGTCGGCCTCCGACTTGAACGGGACGACGACCGAGGCTGCGACGCCAAATACCCTGGTTGCCTCGACGGATACGAACGGAACGACAACCGAGTCTCAATCCGTCAATATAGTTCAGGCGGTCTCAGCAACCGACACGAATGGAACGACGACTGAGGCGCAGTCGGTCGTTGTTTCGATCTCGACCTCGGATGCGACTGGGACGGCGACCGAAGCGCAATCAGTCAAGGGCGTCGTCTCTACCGCTGATGTCAACGGGACTGTGACCGAAGTCGGGACGGCAGTCCAGGGAGTCGTCCCGATCAGCGGATCGGACTCGGGCTCAGGTTCTGAGACTGCGACGGTGAAGGCGGTTCTTGCCGTAGCCGACGGAATGGCGGGGGTATCGTACCACGACACAATTGTCGGTGGCGGGCCATACGCCTACTATCGCTTGGGTGAGTCCTCGGGAACGAGTGCCGCTGAAGAGATCAGCGGATACAGCGGTACCTTTGTCGGTAGTCATGGAGGCCCAACTCTCGGACAGGCGGGGATCCCCGGCGGGCAAGGGAGCACAGCGATAGGAGGAACGGGTGGCGACTCGGTAGCTCTAACCAATCTCCCGGTCGCTTGGACGTTCAATCAGAACTTCACCTTTGAGGCGTGGCACAAGCTGACATCCTCGGGCGATGTGGGTCTGAAAGACTACGGGATCGTCGGCGCTTGGCGTAATACCATTGGCAACGACCTCAAGATGATGATCTGGGCCGACTTTTTCTCGTCAACCGGGAACTACGGAGTTGCGCATGATGACTCACCCACCTATCTGACCTCGACGGTAGCTCCGACCCTCAACGTCTGGCACCATCTCGTTGCTACATATGAGTTCGCAGCCGGTGTTTACACCTGGCGCTTCTATGTGGATGGGATCCTTGCGGATACGAAGGTTCATCAGAACCCGTCTATCCCAAGTCCGACCAACTATTTTGAGATCGGTTCCTACGCGGGTGGCACCCAGAACTTCGTAGGAGTAATTGACGAGACTGCGTTTTACCAACGTGCCCTCGCGCCCGCAGAGATCCTCAATCACTACAACGTTGGTATGGGGCTCGTCTCCGGAGGGGCGAGCGAGACCGCCACCGTCAATACGAGCAACGCGATCTCGGCGAGCGACTCCGGCAGCGGTAGCGACTCCGCAACTCTCAAGGTCGCAGTCTCTTCCTCGGATGCCGGCCTCGGTTCCGAGTCTCAGAGCCTAGCGGCTGGCGGGCTAGTCTCGTCCTCCGATACGAACCTGCCCGTCACGGAATCTCCTGTTGTACGAGCCTTCCTCACGTCTTCGGAGGTCTCCGGGCCGACTACCGAGTTTGCGCTAGCTCCCGCAGGCTCTCTCCCCGGCTTCGACACAGGGACGGGATCCGACCTCGCATCTCTCATCGTCAAGGTAGCGGCGACCGACTTGAACGGGACGACGACCGAGACGGCTGCGCCTGCCGTCCCGGTCCTGACGATCGATGCGGGAACCAGCAGCGAGAGTACGAGCGTCAGCGTCAAGCTAACGGCGACCGACTCGGGGACAGACAGCGAGAGTGCGGCGACCGGTCAAGGCGCGGCGGTCTCCGGATCCGATTCTGGGTCGGCCGTGGAGGGCGCGTTTGTTCTCGTCCTGGTCACGTCGGTTGATCATAACGGTGTCGCCGTTGAGTCGGCCTCGCTTCTCTTCCTGACTCAAGGGTCCGATCTCGGGACAGGGATCGAATCTGCCTCGATATTGGCGCGGATATCTACTTTCGACGCCGGGATCGAGACTTCCAGCGGCTCGGTCGTTGTACGAATCTTCGCGCTCGACAGCGGCACGGCAACCGAGATTGTCACCGGCCAGGCGTTTTCGACCGGCGACAGCGGGGCTGGTCTTGATCTAGAGACGCTTCGCGCGGCGATCAACGATAGCGACCTTGGTTACGCGAGCGACGATGAGACTCGCTGGCCTCCTTTGTCCATCTTTCCTTCCATCCCGGCAGGGTCTATACTCGGGATGGCGAGGGGAGAAGTCAGCTCCCCAACTCTTTGGCGAGACGGGAAGATTGTCGGGATGGCCAGGGGAGATCGTGAGTCCCCTGCCACAGGAAGGATCCTCAAATGACAGTAGTTTCGTTCACAGACTACACACCGGTCCCAAGGTTCGATGACGTACCTTGGACAACCATCCTGATCGAGGAGAGCGCAGCTGACACCGGTCCCTGGGATCTGATTGACACCCAGGCGATGGTCCCCATCGACGCCGATCCCTCTGACCCAATCTCTCGTTCGTTCACTACCGACCAGGCTACGCTCGACCACGGTTGGTACAAGGTCTCGTTCGCTGACTCCAATAACAACATCGTGGAGACGGTACCGACCTTCAACGGCGAGGCTATCGAGTGGGTCCCGACCCTCACCGATGTCGCGGCCGTCAACTTGATCCGCACCCGGGATACGAACGGGACTCTGCAGAACACCTTCAACGATAACACGGTTCCGACTGATGATCAGGCGCGGATGTGTATCAATAAGGCGGTCAATAATGTCCGGCCGATGATTGGGACCGACGTTCCCGAGGACCTGATCCAGGAGGCGCAGGACGTCACGTCTCTCCGAGCGATGATGTACATCGAGTTGTCGTTTTACGGGAATGAGGTCGCCCAGCAGCGTTCGATCTACGCTCAGCTGAAAGTCCTGTTCGATGAGAAGATCAAGACTTTGGCGCAAGCAATTGCAGCCGAAGAGTCCGGGCAGAGTCCGACCGACGCGCTCGCGGGCGCAGGAACTATGCCGTCCTACGGCTTCCCGCCTGACGACAATATGTACTGGAGACCCTGGTAGTGTCCGCCGCTGCTCCCAGATTTCTTGAAGTCAAGATCTTCGGAACCGAGAGGGTCAATCGCCAACTCTTCCGAGGTGCGTTAGCGGTCGGCAACATGCAGCCCGCTCTGGAAGAGGTCGCGGACGATATGATGTACGCGATTCAGCAGAACTTCAATAGTCAGGGTCGGCGCGGCGGTGGTAGTTGGAAGTTCCTCGACAAGAACACCATCAACGAGAAGGCGAGGAAGGGCCAGGAGCCGTTCATCCTGATCGCGACTGGCGCGCTCTACGACTCGATGACGCAGCGTGGGGATTCCAATCAGCGCCTGGAAGTCACCGATCATTACGTCAGCCTCTCGTCCGAGCTTTCGTACGCCGACATTCACGTGACCGGCGGCGAGCATATGCCCAAGCGCGACTACACTCAACTATTGACGAGCGACCGCCTGCGTTGGGTAGCAATCTGCGAGGGATACCTGGAGCGCGCGATGAGTGTCGAATGACCGACAGCATCTTCGGACCCATCTTTGACGGCAGCGTTCTCACGCGAGCCGTCTTGGCAACTCTGAAAAGTTGGTTCCCGACCTACCTGCACGAGATCGAGCTTCAACGAGGTTACCCGGTCAGAAAGATCCCGCCGCCTCGTACGTATGTCGAGCGTTGGCGGTTCGACTCCTTCCCCGACGAGCAGATCCCCATAGTTGTAGCGGTCTGCCCTGGGATGGCCGCGCCGCCGACGGCGAGCGGGGATGGAGTAGTAGGCGGCTGGTGGGCGCTCGGAGTTGGCGTGATAGCCGCCGCGAACACGGAAGAGAACTCAGAGCGTCTCGCCAAGATCTACGGTGCGGCTGCCCGGGCGATCTTGGAGCAGAAGAGCTACCTGGACGACAGTTGGGAGTTCAGCGGGATCAATGTCCTCAATGAGAGTTACGAGGATGTCCCCGACACGGAGCAGTCTCGGACTATGAGAGCGGCTCAAGTAATCTGTCGTGTCCGGGTAGAGAACATCGTCACCAAGGGAGCCGGTCCAGCTTCTCCGGACGGTCCCGACCAGGATACTCAGCCGGGATCAGTTTGGCCAGATGTCCAGAAGGTGTTCGTCGATATCGAACGAATGGAGGAGGGATAGTGCCAAAGCCCACGGGTTCAACTTCCTACCGGTTCATCGGTCCTCATGCCACTGTGCTGGAGGCCGGCACGCCGCTCGGTCCGGGCGACTTCATCGATCTGGATGAGACAACGGGTCACGACCAGCGATTGGTGGATGAGGGCTGGTTGATCGAAGTCGATTCAGTCAATCCTCAGGCCACTAAAGCCTCAACGAAGAAGGAGGACGACAAATGAGTACAGTACTCGTTCGTCCTGGCGTCAACATCTCGCTGCGAACCACGCCGCCGACTCGCAGCGCGCCGACCGATACCGGCGTCTGGTTCGTCGCCGGTCTCGCGGACTCAGGGCCGGTGGTCCCGACCCTCGTTCAGAACATGTCCGACTTCACCCGTATCTTCGGGCCGCGCGTCTCGTACAGCGTCCTGTACGATGCCCTGGATACCTACTTCCGCGAGGGCGGGGCATCGGCCTACGTCGCTCGCGTGGTCGGCCCTGCGGCCGTCACCGCCTCCCGCAACCTGCTCGACGCGGGTGCAGCAATCGCCCTCTCGGTCACAGCACTCGGGCCGGGAGCGAGTGGCAACAACATCAAGGTTGGCGTCCGGGCAGGCGGCGCGGGCGGCACGTTCGTGCTCTTCGTTCAGGACGTGAACAACACCGAGGTCGAGACCAGCCCGGATCTCGTCGACAACAACGCGGCGGTTCTCTGGGCGCAGGGATCCGCCTACATCCGAACAGCTCTCGGAGTCTCTCTCAACGATCCGGCCACCGTCGCCGCCTCTGCTCTGACCGGCGGAAACGACGACAAGGCGAACATCGTCGATGCTCAGTGGCTGACGGCGCTCAATGCTCTGACGAGCGATCTCGGTCCTGGCCAGGTCTCGGCCCCGGGCCGGACGACCGACGTGGGGCATCAGCAGTTGGTCGATCACGCTGGTTCTCATCGGCGCGTCGCACTTCTCGATGCTCCGGATACCTCGACCGTCGCAACGCTGACTGCGAGCGCCGTAGGGGCACGGACGGGATCACAGAAGTTCGCGGCGATGTTCTGGCCGTGGCTGATCGTCCCGGGCATTGTCTCCGGATCGACTCGCTCGGTTCCTCCGTCAGCTCTGATTGCCGGCCTGCTCGCGCGCAACGACTCGGCCGGGATCGGAACTGATCAGGCGGCAGCGGGGGACGCTGGTGTCTCTTCCTACACCGCCGCTCTCTCGCAGCCAGGTGTGAGCGATACCATCCGTGGTCAGCTCAACGTCGCCTGCGTCAACGTCATCCGTCAGCTGTACGGAGCGTTCAGGAACTACGGCTGGCGGTCTCTCGTGGATCCGAACGCAGAGCCGGACTGGGTCAACTTCGGCTGTGGTCGTCTCTACGTGAGCATCTCCGCGAACGCGCAGAACATCGCGGAAGGGTTCGTGTTCGACAAGATCGACGGGCAGGGGAGAACAATCAGCTCGTTCAACGGTGCGCTCTCCGGACTCCTGCAGACCTACTACAACAACGGCGACCTCTACGGGGCGTCAGCCACGGAAGCCTTTTTCGTGGACACCGGCTCGCAGGTCAATACCCCGACCACCATCTCGCGGCACGAACTGCACGCCGTCTTGAACGTCAAGATGAGTGAGTTCGCCGAGATGGTCCAGATCGAGATCTACAAAAAGGCGATCACGGAGGCATGAGTTAGATGAGCGCAAATATCCAAGGCACTCGTCTCGACACCTGGTTCGTTACGCTCCAGGTCGAGAATCCGAACAGTCCCGGCGATTACATCCACTACGAGGTCTGGGACACCAGAACGGGCGGGGAGATCGACTCAGAGGAGCGGATCTACTATCCAGGCGGTATGGCACCTTCATACTCGCTCGGAGGCCGGAAGACTCCCGGCCAGTTGACGCTCTCGCGCAACTACCGGCTCGGCCGTGATCACGACGGCTACCAGGCCAACCCGGGGATCCAGCAGCTGATCGATGCTGCCGGCGTCTCGCGGGTCATCATCTCGGCCACGCCGATGGACCGTTACAAGAAGCACCACGGGCGTCCGATTGTCTGGACGGGGACTCTCAAGACCGTGACGCTTCCGGAGCACAACTCCGAGAGCACGAGCGATCCGGGGATGATCACACTCGTCTGCACCATCGACGCCCCGCCGACCAGCACCTAGTAGGAAGAGGAGGGAGCAAAATGGAACCATTCGACCAGCCGACTCTCATTCACGAGATCACCGAGGATGAGTCTGTGAAGCCTCCGACCCTCGCCGATCAACTGCGCGAGCGCCGGACGGAGATCGCAGAATCGAAAACGGTCATGTTGCCTTTGACCGGGTACGAGAAGTACGGAGTGCAAGTGCAGCACCGGCTCGTAGACCGAACTGAGGTGGAGGACATCGGGCGCAGGATCCTGAACGAGACGCGAGATCGTGGCGAGCGGAACATGCGCATTCTGCTCGACACGATCATCACCTCGACCGTCGGCTTCTATCACCAGATCGAGGTGGAAGAGCCGACGGAGATCCTCAACGATCTCGACGGGGACGCTCGTGTCACCAACTGGGGTCAGTTCGCTCAGTACCTCGGTTGGCGGGTGGCGGGCGAGGATTCGTACGCGCGGGCCGCGGTGTACTGGGTGTTCGGTGGGAATGAGTTCGCCATCGGACAGTACGGGATCATGCTCAACCGCTGGATGGGGAACACGGGGATCAAGGTGGACGAAGAGTTCTTGGGGGAAATACTGTAGGGGTCCCAGATGAGATTAAAGCAGCAGCCCAAATCGCTCTCTCCGGACAAGATCCATTCAAGTATCTGGAGGAGAACAACTCGGAGAAGAGATCGCAGATGCAAGCGATAGCCCGCGAATACCAGAACCTGCTGCTCACACTCAACGAGGATCTCGCGATCAAAGTCATCAAAAAACTAGGAGAGGCAACGAAGTAGATGGCGTTTCTCTCTGAGATCCGTCTAGCCCTGACAGGCGAGCGTCCGGTCCAAGCCGGTCTGGACGCAACGCGGGGCGCGGTCGATAGGCTTCATGCTGCCGTCTCTAGATACGGGGGAGCAGCGGAAGAGAGTACCAAGCGGAGCTTCTTGATGAACCAGGCTCTCTTCACTATGCGCCGCTACGCCTACGCCGGGACGCTCGCTTTGACCAGCCTTGGCGCAGCGGCGGTTGTGATGGGATTCAAGTTCAATGCTTCGATGGAGACGAACACCGTCGCCTTCAAGCAGTTCTTGGGATCGACCGAGGCAGCGACGAAGGAACTGGATTACCTCTACAACCTCGCCAAGTACACCCCGTTTGAATTCACCAATGTGACGGATGCGGCGCGGCGCTTCCTGGCATTCGGTTATACCCTCCAGGACACGAACAAGTACCTGAAGACGATTGGCGATACAGTCGCCGCCTTCGGTGGCGGTGGTTCCCAGATCGAGAGAATGGTCTTGGTCTTCGGGCAGATCCGCGCGAGCGGTCGTCTGCTCGGACAGGACATGCTTCAGCTGGAGCAGCAGGGAATCCCCGTCATCGATATTCTCCTCAAGCAGCTCAAGCAGTACGGAGTTACGCGCAAGGACCTGTCAAAGGTCGGCGCGCTCGGGATCCCGGCCGACATCGGGATCCCGGCTCTTATGCGCGGCATGCAGGAACGGTTCGGCGGAATGAGCGCGGTTCAGGCGAAGACGTTCGCCGGTCAGATCTCTACTCTGCATGATAACCTAGCGCAGGTTATGGGAGCTATGACCTCCTCGCTCTTCAATCAGGCGAGGGGTGGAGTCCTCCCGAGTCTCAACAAGACCTTCTCGCAGATAGGGGCAATAGCGAAGAACAACAAGAACCAGATCTCGATTGGACAGGTCTTCGACGTTTTGGGAAAGAACTATCCAAAGGTCAAGCCGTTCCTCGATATCATCACTGTTTTGATATCGTCTTTCAAGGTCCTGGGCGGGATCGTAACGACCGTCGTTCTTCCGGCCTTCTACATCTTCGCTATGATCATCGACCACCTTTTGCTTCCTCCCTTGCGTCTGATCCTTTGGGTGATGGACAAGTTGAAGGGGATCAACTGGCTCCTCGCTGCCGCCGTTGGATTCATGACCAGCATGTGGATCTTGGAGACAGTATCAGTTAAGATCAACACGTTCTGGAAAGACATGAACAAGGGAGCCGACAAGTTCCTTACGAACTCAAAGTTGGGTCTAGCTAGGATGTCCCAGTTCTTGACATGGGTGATCAATCGTGAAAGTCTTGCCTTTCTCCGATTGCGGATCGCGACGCTTTTGTCTGCCATCGCAATGGACGGTCTAATCTCGACGATGTGGGGTCTAGCGGTGGGCAACCCCATAGGTCTTATCATTACCGCGGTAGTCCTACTCATCGCCGGGATCGTCATCCTCTACTTCAAGTGGAAGTGGTTCCACAACCTCGTCAACGAAACGGCGAAGTTCCTCTGGAAGCAGTGGAAGCTCACCGCCCTCGCCCTTCTGATAATCTTCGGGCCAATTGCCGCTATCGCCTTCGTCGTCGCGAAGCACTGGAAACTCGTCTGGGAATGGGTCCAGAAGGTATACCACGTCATCAAGGATATCGCCTCCTGGGCCAAAACGAACTGGCAGATCTTGGTCGGCCCGTTCTTGCCCCTCATCGCAGCGGCGATCACTATCGTGAAACTCTTCAAGTCGGCCATACATTACATCAAGGATCTTGCGCACTGGATCGGGAAACTCCATGCGCCAGGATGGCTCCAAGCTATTGGTCATGCTGCGGCCTGGGTTGGGGAACAAGCGATCTCCCCGCTGTGGGTCGGGCAGAAGCCTTGGGCGACCGCCCCTGCTGCCGCTGGAGGCGGCGCGCTCCCCGTCATGGGAGCGAATCAGTTTGCGTCGAGCGTCGCTGCGGGCAAGGCGAGTTCGCAGCCCTTCAATGTGACCGTTCACAGTAACGTTCATATCGACGGGAAGAAGGTTGCAGAGAGTTCAGCGAAGCATAGACAGAATCAGGGGGCGAGAAGATGACCCCGCCGAACAAATACTTCTACACCTTCAAGTCGAGCGACGGAGCGCAGGTCAAGGTTCTACGTGGAGATGGTCCGCCGAAGATCGTTGGCGGCCTCGGCGGCTGGAGCATGGTAGCCCGTCCGCGCCGGACTTCGATCACGCAATGGGCCGGACGCGAGCCGTATCAGATGGATGTACCGGTTCTCTTCGACGGATGGCACGACGGCAACAGCGTCGAGACCGACATTCGAACGCTCAACAAGATGGCAATAGGAATGGACTACGATCCGCCTCCCACGGTCACGATCAGTGGCGCGCTTCCGGTCGGGGGAGCGACCTGGGTGATCAACGCGATTGACTGGGGCGATGACGTTTATTGGCAGCAGACCGACCGTGGTCAGTTCTACCGTCTGCGTCAGGACGCTTTAGTTCACCTCATTCAATATCAGGCGGTCGAGCGGCTCCAGATTACCGTCACCAAGTCGTTGCCCAACTCGTATACCGTCTTCCGCAAGGGTGAGACTCTTCGCAGCATCGCCAAGTCGATGTACGGGGACGGTAGTCGCTGGAAGGATATCCAAAAGGCCAATCCGAGCGTCCGCGATCCGAACAAGCTTCCGCTCAAGAAGAGTCTGAGGATCCCCTAGTGCCGTCCACCACCGCTCTCACAGCAATCAAGAAGCTGGAACTGTCGCAGCTCGATCCTACGCAGGTCCAGAGAGAGATGATGGGGAAGGATCTCGATCTTGAGAAGCTCAACGTCTATCTGAAGAGCGCGATCATCTTCGACTCGACCGACCGGGTAATTGACATCAACGTCAACAGAACGATTGACGGAGCTAGCTCGGTCGATGTCGATCTGAATGACTACGACCGCTCTCTACTACGCTCCGGGGCGATCAACACGAGACTCGATATCGAGATCGACGGTCTCTGGTTCCGGCTCGTCAAAGTCTCGCGGGACGCGGGCAGCGATATCTTGAAGCTGACATTCGAGCAGCGCGAGATCGCAGTGTTGCGATCCTATCCGAAGAAGGGTGCTCCCCACAACGGAGTCAAGTTTGCGAACCGCGATAAGACGACGCGCGCCGAGTTCATCCTCAACCTGATCCGGGAGGTCAAGGAGTTCAAGATCCCGGTCGTTATGCCGCATCTGCGTCAGGTACAGGAGATCGCGAAGGCGACCGACTCGACCTCAAACATGTTTACGATCAAGGGCGCTAACTCAACGAACGGAGATGGCGGAATCCCGCCCGACATCAATAGCCATGTCCCGGAGAAAGCGGCCGAGCGCCAGCTGCCCTCTTCAGCTTTGATCACGGTCAAGGGAGATCGGATCGCGAATGATCAGATTAACAATGCGAATATGATCATCTCCGCTGGCCTCGGGATGAGCCCGACCCCGGCGAACCGCACCTGCCTCGTCTGCGCTATTATGACTGCGATCCAGGAATCGACTCTGCACAACCTCACGGGCGGCGATGGGACGAGCGTCGGTCTCTTCCAGCAGATTGATACGGGCTGGGGAAGCTACGCCGACCGTCATGATCCGGTAACGGCGTCCCGCTCTTTCTTCAAGATCTTGATCCCCTTGGAAGCGAAGGTGGGATCGTACACGAGCTATAACGATCTTTGCCAGGACGTTCAGCGCAGCGGCCATCCCGATCTCTACGGCCAGCATCGCGACGAGGCCGAGAAGATCGTCAGTGCCTACGGCTTGCCTCCGGGAGCGGGCGGGGATGCTGGTACTACGGGAGACAGCGCTACGGCGAACAATATGGCGCAGGACTGGGCCGGGGTCGATAGCGGCTACTACTATTGGAGAGGTCTCCCTCCCGTGGCTGGTGGAGTCTGGAAGAGAGAGGATAGCTGGACCTGCATCAAGCGACTCGCGGATGAGGTGGGCTGGCGTGCGTTCTTCATCAGCGGGGTGTTCTACTTCCTGACTGACGACGATCTCTTCAAGATGCAGCCGGTAACTACCATCACCGAGAGCACCAAGGGCGTCATGGGGATCGGCTTCGACTACGACATCGGCAAGAAGGCCGCGACCGTAGACATCCCCGCAATGGTCGGTCTCTGGCTCGCGCCTCCCGGGGCCATCGTCGTTCTTCAGGAGATGGGGCCGCTCGACGGTCGCTGGATCGTGAACACGTTCGCGCGGAGTCTCTTCAGCGACAATGCCGATATCAACCTTTCGAAACCCCAGCCCAAGCTCAAGGAGCCGACGACCGAGAGCCAGCAGCCGCCGACTTGGGCTACTGGCAATCATTCTGATCCGATGACAGCCTCTTCGGATCAGGCTCAGTTCGGCGGTGCGATAGGGACAGACGGCTCGCGGCAGGCGGTCGTACAGGTAGCGAAACAAGCTGTTGAAGTCGAGAAGACCTCTCATTATCACTACCCCTCGGACGAGGGTGGCGCGGGAGGGGCATCGCGGCCGATCCCCGACTCTCTTTGGAGCGCAGATGCGCACAACGCAATCGACTGCTCGGCCTTCGCGACTCTCTGTTACAAGGAGGCAGGTTGCAAGGATCCGAACGGGAATGATTACAACGGTCAGGGGTATACCGAGACGCTCGCCGCTCACGGATTGCCTGTCAACGTTCCCTCTCCGGGAGACTTGATCTTCTACGGAGCTGCGCCGACCTTCTCGCATGTGACCGTCTCTATCGGCGGCGGCCAGTGCGTCAGTATGGGGTCGGAGGATGGCGTCCATATCATCCCTGACAACTACCGTCCGTATAGCGCAGTCCGGAGCTACTTGCCGCTATGAGTCAAGTCGAACTCGATACCAGACAGCCTGCCAATCCGTTCGGGCAGGTCTATCACGGCAAGGTCTCTCGCGCTCCGACCCTGCTGTCGGACCTGATCGGCGTCACCGTTCCCGACATTCACCCGGATCTACTTTTCAATAATGTCAACTGGCAGTCCCGCGATAACGTTACGTTGCCGGCGGTGGGAGACGACTGTGTTGTCATCTTCGACAACAACCGTCAGCCTTGGGTAGTTACCTGGTGGCCGAGAGGGCAGAACCCCAAAGTCGTCAACGGGCAATGGCTCAAGGGCGTCAGCGGCTCCGTAGTCTGGTCTGCGATCACGTCGGCCGACGTAGGGGCGCAGCCGTTCGCGAAGTTCCACACGAACGGGACGCAGGCACTAGGGGCGGGCTGGAACGCGCTCATCTATGGCGTGGCTGACGTCGCGACTCCTGACCCGACTGCATGGCAGTCTCCCGGCTACTGGCTATGTCGTCAGGCGGGCACGTATTTGTTCGTAGCTCACTCGGCCGTCTCAGGTGCGGCTACTAGCTTGTACGGCTTGTTCACGAAGACCGCTGGCTCGTACGGCACACCGACCGGTGGCGACCCGAATGGGCGCGTTCAGTTCGGGCCGGTCGCGGTGGGCACCGACGCCCGTATCCCGACGATGACCGCGCTCTATCAGTGTCAACCGGGTGACTTCGTGCTGGCGTGGCTCTACTCCACCGCTGCGGGTGCCTCGACCGCCGCAGGGGAGGGGCAGGCGGCGACGCTCACCGTGACGCGGGTCTCGACATGAGAGGGGATCTCGATGGCTGATGTAGACGTTCCGCACTTCGATCTGCCGTTCCAGCTCGGGCGAGACGGAGCTACGGTTGTCGAGCAAGATAGCATAGAGGATGTAGCCAACTGCGTCGTCGCTATCTTCCTCACTCATGTCGGCTGGCGGGATGAGGTTCCGGCTTTCGGCGTGCAAGACTTCGCGATGAGAAGACAGCCGATTGGTGAGGACGATATCAATAACCTGATCAGTGCGCAGGAGCCGCGCGCCGGGATCGTTGTCAATGAGCGTCGGGACTCAAGCGATAGAATGATCGATCATATCAACGTTGGAGTCTCAATCGTATCGAAGGGAGGCGTATGAGTACATCAGGAGGGTATGTTTCGTACCCAATTACGTCGGATCCAACTGATCTGTTGAACAGCGCGTACGCCTTCCTCAAGACGAAGGTGCCGAGCTGGAACGAGAACGACGCGAACCTCGATGTCTGGATCATGCAGATCACTGCATCGCAGGCGTCCGATCTTCTCGGCCTTGCGGCTGACGTTCCGGATACGATCTTCAAATACTTCGGGGCCAAGCTTGCTGGCATCCCGCCGCTGGACGCTACTTCCGCCGTCGTCGGCTCGACTTGGACGATGATCAACAACATCGGCTATACGATCCCGGCCGGTACGATGGTCTCGATCCGAGACGCTGTCGGGCAAGATCATGCATTCCAGACGACGCTGGACATAGTGATCCCGGTCGGATCAACAGCGACAGCGGCTGGAGCGGTGACGCTCACCTCAGTCGAGACCGGAGCGGTTTTGTCCGGATTGGGAGGAGTAGGATATGTGGCGACTCTGATCGACACACTCTCCTACATCTCCTCGGTCGTGCTCACAGGTCTGACGTCCGGGAGTCAGGACGCGGAGCTATCGAGTGAGTACAACGACCGACTCGCGAACAAGCTCCAGCGTCTCTCGCAGAGGCCTGTCCTGGCTTCGGACTACGCTTTGGCGGCGCTCGACATTGCCGGCGTAGCTCGCGCCGTCGCACTCGATGGCTACAATCCGGTCGCCAATACCATGAACAACGAGCGATACGTCGGAATCGCAGCAGTCGATGCCGCTGGCGTTCCGATTGCCTCCGGGATCAAGACTCAGCTTCAGACCTACCTCGACGGTCTCCGCGAGACCAACTTCATCGTCTCGGTCTTCGATCCGACTGTAACGCAGATCGACGTAACCTTCAACGTCAAGTGTCTGGTCGGCTATACGGCTGCGACCGTTCAGGCGAACGCGCTGGCTCGGTTGAACGCCTACCTCGATCCGTCCAACTGGGCGAAGGATCCAACGGTAACGGACGCCGCGGCGCAGGCGGGTACCTGGGTAGAGACCAGCATCTTGTATTACTGGAAGGTAATCCAGCAGCTCAGCATCGCTGAAGGAGTAGACCGCGTCATCAGTATGACAATGTGCATTCACGGCGGTTCGCTCGGAACGGCCGACATCACTCTTCCTGGGCACGCGACTTTGACCGACCAGGGGACTCTGAACGCGACGGCGACTCCATGAACACCGGCTGGCCCGTCAAAGACGTTTCGCAGAGGCTCTACGACGGCTTGGAGCCGGTCGCGGCTGCCGACCAGTCGCTCGGCTGGCCGCTACTCGCCTTTGTTGATACGCTCGGGCAGATGCTTCAAGGCGCAGCGGACCTCTGCGAGGACGGGCCGAACGGCGAGCCTGGTTGGTCGATCATCCTCGACATCGACCGCGTACCGGACGCGGGTCTGGACTACCTCGGCCAGTTCATCGGTATGCACTTCTATACCGGCATCACTCCTAACCAGAAGCGGCAACAGATCCGGGATCGCGTCTCCTGGCAGCGAGGCACCCCAGCCTCGATCATCGCGGCGGTTCGTCTCTTCCTGACAGGAACGCAGACGGTCCAACTGAGTGAGCGGGATTCTTCTCCCTATCACTTCAACGTTGCGATCTGGACGACGGAGGCTCCTACCGATACCTCATCGACCTCGCCCGTTGTTCGTTACGTCAATCAGTTCGCGAAGCCTGCCGGTCTTCAGTGGACCCTGACGGTTAACCCGGGATCGCCGCCTTCCATTACGTATGGAGGAATCTATACGCGTGGCGATACGTACAGCTCGATCTATACCACTTTCCAGACGTACGCGGACATCCACTAAGGAGGCCCAGTGCTTACGACAACCAGACGTGGGATCTCATATCCCAACCCGGATCGTAGCGACCGGGCCGACATCTCTCTGCACATCGGCAACATCGCTACGGCTGCCGACGCCGACGTCATCTTCAATCAGGGGACGGACGCGGCGCGGGTCGCGGCTGCGCATCAGTCCGGGGGCGGGCGCTTCTGGTGGGCTACCGATACCGGCCTGCTCTGGTACGACGATGGGACGACTTGGCGTTCGGTCGCTCCAACGTCTAGCTCGGTCGGGACGCTCGCACTTCGACCGGCGGCAACCTCGATGGTGGCCGGGTCTACCTATTTCGCATCAGATCAAATTGTCGATTACGTTACGGACGGGACGAACTGGATCCGCAAGAGCGTCCCGGCTGGAGCGACTCAGGAGTGGTTCAAGCCGGACGCGGCCGTTCCGACAGGCTGGGTCCTGTACGACGGGAGTAACCTGCCGGCTTCAACAGGGATCTACGCGGACCTCTACACGCATCTCGGCAATACTCTGACGAAGCCAGACACGCGCGGCCGGAATACCGTCGGCCTCGGTACCCACGGAGACGTCAACGCTATCGGCGTCAACGAAGGCCAATCGGTGAACAACAGACGGCCGAGGCACAAGCATACAAAGAACGGAACCGTTTCTAAGACAGGCTCGGCTACTCTTGCCGGCGCGGTTGGCTACTCCGATCCCGGCCATACCCATCTCACCTATGCCACCGATGGCCCTGGCAATCCAAATGATGCATTCGATCATGGTAACAACTATCATGGGCCAGGGGCTTGGACTGCGCTACAAGCGGCGTTCACCAATATCACCGTCAATAACGGTTCGCTGGCAGTCTCCGATGGAATTGGAGTCAGCGATTCGATCACCGTCGGTCCCCAGACGGGCGCAGAGCCGACCGATAGCTCTGCATATATCGTCTGCGCTAAGATAGCGAAGCTCTAATGGAGCAGCAACCTTGGGGGTATTGGGTCCGAACATTCGCCGACGACATCATTCAGAGACTCGATAGGATGATCGAGATCTGGGAGCGGATCGCCGTCGTGGCAGAAGAAGATTTGAAAGATCAACAAGGGAGGGAATCATGATCGAGAAGGTAGCCCCATACGCCAAAGCGGTCATCGCTGCTCTGGTAGCGTTCCTGACCGCAATCGCGACCGCGCTCGACAGCAACGGGATCTCCGCGGCCGAATGGATTACTTCGGTGATCGCGTTCCTGGTTGCGTTCGGCGCTGTCTTCAGCATCCCCAATAAGCCACCGTTCGTCGCGGGAGTGAAGAATTGAGTCATGCTCTTCGTGACAAACGGAGCTTGGCTAGTAGGGGCGGGCGCGGCCTTGGCCGGGATCGGGAGCCTACTCAGCGGCGTGGCTGCGTTGCAGATAGCGAGACGTGGGAAGGAGAATGATGCCAAAGAGAGCGATCCTACTGATGGTGAGCGGACTGATCCTGGCGGGGAGTAGCGGATACCTTGCCTCCCAGGCTATTAGCGCGGGCGATGCTGGCACGCCGATAACGACTACTATTAACGTCGCGACCGGCGAGACCGGCCCCGCTGGCCCCGCAGGTCCTCCTGGTCCTGCTGGTCCGATTGGTCCGGCTGGAGCGGATGGAGGAACTATCTGTCCGACTGGTTACATTGAAGGGAGGCTCGTGATCAACCACCCGGGAGGACAGACGTCAATTTGGACATGCATCTTTCAATAGCAAGGAGGAAATATGAACGGACGCTTTCTGTTGGCGGTGATCGTGCTCCTAGCTGTTCTGATTGTGAGCGCAGCAGGAGCTACGACGGGTGATCAGGGTCGGAGGCTCGCAGGGCCGTTCTGCGTAGGCAAGACGTTCCTGCAGCCAATCGACGGCACTCGTCTGACAACCAAGCCGGTCTTCAAGGTCGCAATTCTACGGGCGGGCGTCGTGCGCTCGGTCGCAGCGACGCAGCCTTGCCGTGCCTGGGAGAACCGCAAAGTTGGCCTCGCGATTCCCGACCCCGATCCGGTCACGCCTGGCCCCGCTGGGCCTCCTGGGATGCAAGGGCCGCAAGGAGTCTCTGGTCCCGCCGGTCCCGCTGGCCCGGTCGGCCCCGTTGGCCTCACTGGCCCCGTAGGTCCGAAGGGAGCGCCTGGCGATACAACCGGCACCCCAGGGCCGAAGGGCGACAAGGGAGACAAGGGCGACACCGGTCCTGCTGGTCCTCCCGGTCCGAAGGGTGATACCGGAGCCAAGGGCGATACCGGAGCGACTGGCCCGCCTGGGCCGAAGGGCGATACAGGGCCGGCAGGTCCTCCCGGGAAAGACGGCAAGGACGGCAAGGACGGCAACGGCTGTACCAGTCACGTCAACGGCCTCTCTAAGAGCGGCGGTACCGGCAACGTAAATGACTGCGACCCGGACTCGGCTGCGCATGTTTGGATCTGCGCTGACGGGAACACCGGTCACGGTCTCGCGTTCGGCGGCACCGATCCGAAGGGGCCTGACTGTAACAACGGCACGAAGTTCGCCTGGTTCGTCGAGGCAAGTCAGATGGTGACGCTGAAGTGAGAAAGGATTACAAAGGTCTAGTTTCGCTCGTCTTCGCGCTGGGCCTTGTTATGTGTCTCTTGATCGGTCTGATAGGGATCATCTGGTACGGGGCGAAGATCTCCACCCAAGGCTCAGTCGTGATCGGAATGCTCACGGGAGCCATCGTGATCGTCGCCTCTGCGTACCTCGGGATCTATCTGACATATGTTCAGAATGGCACGCCGAGGCCGCGTTGGCCCGGCGAGCGAGATCGAGACGAAGACACGCTGGTGAAGTAAGCTAGTCCCTCATAGCGTAGTACATCCAGCGTAGCTCATTCTCAAGAGCCACGACCGCCGACCGGCCCCAGAGCCGGTCGTCGTTCATAATAGCCCAGGTCGCTATGGTACGCAGACTCGCCTCAACCTTGATGGTATGGTCCTCCTGGAACAGACTCCACTCCAGCTGAGCCCCTTCCCGCTTGAGCGCCTCGTCTACCAAGACCTTCGGCGGTTTCGGAGACCAAGTCACGAGCGATTGCTGTAGCACGTGAGCGACTCGCCGCGACCGTTTCTTGTCGATGGCTAGGTCCTCGTCGGTTGCGTCTCCTCCAAGGCGGCGCGGGATCGAGCCGGTAATCGTTACCAAGACAAGTGAATAGCCGATTCGCTTGGATTCGTCTCCACGCAGTGTTTTCCGGTCTAGGGCGTCCGGGAGCGAGATACCGGCATCGAACCAGCGTTCTAGGTAGCGGGGAACGTTCTCCGGCTTTGTAGGAGCATGTAGGAGGCTGTCGGAGGGATCGGATAAGGGATTCCGCCTATCGAGGTCTGAGGAGGGCATCCTACAAGCTCCCAGCGCGTTTCCGGACTTTCTGGTAATCGAGTCGGCAAGCGTAAGAGCAGAACCTTTGGCTTCTCACTCTTGGATGATATTCTCTTCCGCATTCAAGACAATTGTCAGTTCCGTTCAGCCATGGACCCGATTGAAGAACAGGGATAACGGTTTTCTTTGGAGGACTTGGGATTGGACGGTTTCTTTGCCGAGCCTCTAATCTCTTGCGAACATATCTCTTCCTTGCTGCGAACGTATTGAACATCTTGCTGGAAAGAATGCTGTTGCAAAGTCTGCAAGATGGAGTAATAGGACCATGCGCCCTATACGACCACGGGATGATATGGTCCCAACAAGTTGCTGGAAATCCGCAGTACGAGCATTCCGTTCCCTCGGGAATTGGAGGGGCGTGCCATCCCTTCCTATTTGACATTCGCCAACTCCCTCCTGATACGATCTCGGTCCTCAAGCAGATCGTGCGCGATCCGGTCTCGGAGAAGCAAGCCCGTCGCTGTGCAGAAGGGGCAGAAGTCTTCCGGGCTGATGAACATGACTACTCGGCAGCCCTCCGTCTGACACATATAGAGCTTGTGGTTCATCGATTTGTCGCTGAGTCCCATTAGTACCCCGTTAGCCTTTCTTGGTTGTCTTCTAGCCAAGCCTGACGCTTCCTCGCCTCCGCGAGCTTGTGGTTGGTCGAGTAGTTGACTCGATCTTCCTCGCGTCTGCGAACGAGGGCGTCCATTATCAGTTGGGCCGTAGCCATTCTAACTGTTCGGTTCTCTCGGTTGATGACTCGATGGAGCGTCGTCTTGCCTATACCGCAATACCTTGCCGTCTTCTCTAGGTCACCGCAGCGGTGTACCAGTTCCTCAAGATGAGGAACTATCTTGGAAACTTCGATGGTCCTTGGTTTGTATTTCATCCAGTGGCCCGACGCATATGTGCGCGAGCGTCCCTCTCGGCATCTTTCCGATTCCCGTGGCTGCGGGGCGCGAGCCAGCCGCAGGCGCACTCGGCCTGGTAGTGCCGACCCATGAGGGTCGTCACTATGATATTCGTCCGGTGTTTACTTGGCACGTTCGATCCTGTGATGCTCGCTCCGGAAGCTCCGGTTGCTCTCCCGCGCCCAGGGGAACGGGCATTGGCCTTCGACGCTCTCCCAGCCCTGGAAGGTACAGGTATGAGCGAACGCTTCCGGTTCATCCTTGTACAATGGGGCGTTTGTGTCGCTGTGAGCGTCGAGAGCGCCCTTCGTCTTCTCGCAGCTGATCTTGATGTAGGGATCGAGCCATGGGTAGAGGCGGACGAGGATCTCGCGGGCCATCCTCATGACCGTGACTATTTCCCACTGAAACATGGAGCAGCCCCGGTAGGCGTAGACGTTGATGAACTCGCGGAGCGGGTACTCCATCATGATGTAGTTCGTCGTGCCCTCCGGGAGAATGTAGCGGGCGTCCTGGTAGGAGATGTTCGCTTCGCAGGCCGTGACGTAAGCCTCCCGGCAGGCCTCGATTGCAGCAGCCCATACCAGCCGAACCTCGTCCGGCGCTCGCCAGATCGACTCGGGCACCCGCTGCTCTGGACCGGATCCGTAGTAGCTCGCGCGCATCGACTGCTGATGGAACGCAGCCTTGCGGGTACGGACGATCTGGTGAGTACAGGCGCGCGATACTCCACTCACTTCGAAGACGAGAACCTGGGACTCCAGGGCGGTCTGGAGACCGCCCCGGAGCATTTCCTCCCAGTCTCGCGTATCTTCATCCGGACTGTACAGGTCGATCCCGATGGTAGCCCGGGTCGCTTTCGACAAGACCTTTTCGAACTCAGGGTTCAGACCTTGGACGAGGTTGACATGAATGCCGTCGTCGCCCACTTGTAGGAGGTCGTTGTCGTACGGCGATACGTGGTGGCCGTCGTTGATCGAGTGACGGTTGAACGCGACATCTCTGAGAAGCTCAGTCTCGCTGCGATCTTCCCACTCGCGAGATGCGCGGTACGGTGAAGGTTTGCGAGGGTCGTACATGTTACGCGACCTTCTCTTTCTTGGCCTTGATCTCCGCCAGGATGCTCTTCCCCACCGGACTGGTTGAAGACGGCGCGCTCTTCTTCAGACCGGAGAGAACCGTAGCCGTGACGCCGATCTTGGCAGGACGACCCGGCGATGGGCTCGACGTTCCGTTGAACGGATTACGGACCATCGTCCCCTTCTTGATCGCCGGGGAGATCCTGTGCTTGAACTTGACATAGGGGGTGATATGAACCGTGTTCCCCTCCGCCAGCTCTTCTTGGATGATCTCGAAGAACACGTCGAGGACCAACCTGACTTCGGACTTCGACACGTTCAGTTCTTCGGCGACCTCGTTCACCAAGTATGGCAGTCTAACCGTTTCCATGCTCCCTCCTCTTTCTGCTAGAGTAGTCCGCAATAACGAGCCGTATTCGGCCAAGGGCCGTAGCCCCGGCCGCTGTCCCGCGCCCGCCTAGCCGCCATAAGCTGCGCCCAGGGAGGCCAGTGATCCGCCGTGCCCCACCGACCCATGAAGTCCGAGCCGTACGACCTCATGAACCCGTAGTCCATCTGCAGACCGCCGTAGTACCCGTTCCCGGTGTTAGAGTCCCACGCTCCCTCATATCGATGGATACACATCCACGCTCCAAGGTCGCTCGCTTGGAGCGACCGCACCACGACTCTTGGTCGCAGCGTTCTCCTTGTTTCTCGTAACTCCTTGGCCAGCCATCTGACCGCTTGGCAACCCCATCGCTTCGTTACGTGCCTCCCATGATTGCAGAGATACTTGGCGTGCTTCAGGTTCAGCTTCTGCGAGACTTCCCGGCAGTGCATTGTGTCGCACTTCGGGTGAGTAATCAGTTGTGCGGACGCGGGAGCCGACCAAGTAAGGACGGCTGTTGCGACCAGTATGAGTGGTGCGGACTTCACAAAACTCCTTCTTTGGCTGACAGGGTGCGACGCCTACCCCGACGTCACTGCGCAGCTCCCACCGTGTCTCCATAGCTACGCTGCCCGCTTGCCGGTTACTCCGGCTTGTCGCCACCCTCGTCGGGCGGCGGATCGCCTGGCGTTGGCGGAGTCTCCCTGAACATATTTCCCCTCCTCTCATTATCACGGCTGGATTCCCCACATCTCGCTCACGTAGATCTCGCGAGCTGCTCGCCAGCCTGGCTTGACACCACGCACCAGGACGATATCCTCGTCCAGCGCGATCTTCCAAAGGGTCTTCTTGAACCTCTCGTACTTCCAGCGGGTGACTCGCAGACTGACGAGATCGCTCCCGTCGTAGCCCGCGAGTAGCATCCATTCGTTCTTCTCTGGATGCTTCACCAGCGCCGGGTCTAGCTCCTCACCGGTACGAGCGCGGTTCACTTCAAAGATGTCGCGAAGGTTGCGATGGACTATGACGCCGAGCCAGACTATCTCTTGGTCTTCGCCGCGCTCGTATGGGACCTCGACCGCCGTATGCGTAGGCATAGGAAGCTGCTGGCCCGAACTGTCCTTCATTCCCGGGAGATCCTTCTTGACGGACGCGATCATATTGTCGAGCCTCTCGATGCCGAAAGGGTCTTCGGCTGTTGCAAAGTCTACGAGCTTCTCGATTGTCTTCTGTCCGATTCCCTTCACTTCGATCAGGGACGACCAGCCGATTCCCTTCCAACCGAGCGGACTCTTGAGGACCTCTTCACGCCACTCGACGATCTTCGCGGCCATTGCCGGTCCTACGCCGTCGATCTGATCGAAGCCAGGACGTAGCCCGCGTCCGCCGTCACGCCTCCAGGTGGTCTCGGAACGACGGAGATCGTAGGGGAGGATTCGATAGCCATGATGAATGGCGTCGCGTAGCATGATAACCTGGCCGTCGATCTTAGCCTTTGTAGTGACGGTCGCTTTGACGTTGTTCGCACGTCCGCTCTGCCCCTTCCTGTCGGCACGACGAAGCATCGCCGCGTAGAAGATTCCCGGGTAGTGTTGCTTGAACCACATAGTCCACCATGCAATGTAACCGTAGCTTACGGAATGAGCCGCGTTGAAGGCGTAGGAGCCGCTGGTCGTGAGACCTCCCCAGATCGAGCGGGCCAACTCTTCATCGATGGGCGGGTAGCTCGACCGCTCATGAAGCGTTCGCGCCCCCTCGTAGAACCGTTCCCATTGCCGGTTGAACTCCTGGTCTCCGAGCTTCCGTGAGATGATCTTGCGGATGTAGGCGGCGTGCGTCCAGTCGAAGTTGCCGATCTCTCGGACGATTTGAAGGATCTGCTCCTGGTAGACGATCTGGAACTGGGTGAACCCCGTAATGTGCTCTAGGGCTGGATGTTGCAGGTGCGGTTGCTTCTCCCCTCTTTTAATGTCAACATAATCCGCCACAGCTCCGTTATGGAGCGGCCCGGGACGAGCGAGAGCTGTAACGTGACATACCTCGTTGAAGTCGTCGGGTTTGACGGATCCGTTGACCATTCGCATGGCTCGCCCTTCGAACTGAAAGACTCCGACGACATCATTCTCCTTGAATCCCTGGATGGTCTTCTCGTCCTCAATCGGGATCTCGTAGAGGAACGAGGCCGGTTTGCCGAGCATACGGCACATGGCTACGAGCGCGTCGAGCGCGGAGAGGCCGAGCAGGTCGATCTTGAGGACGCCGAGGTACTCTGCGTCGTACTTGTCAATAGCGATCACTTGGATCAGCTTCTTGTTAACCTCGCGCTCTAGGATCGCCGTGATCTCGACAATCGGCTCGTTCGATATGGCGACCCCGGCCGCGTGGACTCCGAACGACTTGACGTTGCCCTCTAGCTCGGTCGCGTCCATTAGATCGGGATGGCGCTCGATTACCGCCGCGGCCTGTTCGAACTGCTCGATGGTATCTACGATGGTCGCACTGGCGCGCAGGTCGCCGGACGACCGCTCCAGGAGGACATCCTTGATCTGGTCCACTTCGAACCGCGGGATCCGGTGAACGCGAGCGGCGTCATCGAGAGCTAGACGTGACTTGAAGGTCTGAAAGGTACCGATCTGATTGACGCATTCTCGCCCATACTTCGAAACCAGATAGTCAACAATCTCCCCGCGTCGCGCCGATTCGAAGTCAAGGTCAATGTCCGGAAGATCAAGTCGAGTGATATCAATGAAACGTTCGAATACGAGATGCGGGAATTGCATGGGGTTAACCTCGGTGATACGGAGCAACCAACAGACCAGGCTCGCCGCAGCGGACCCGCGCGCAGGACCAACTCCAATGTCGGTGTCTTTCGCGAACCGGACAGCGTCACTAACAATGAGGAAGTAATCATAGAAATCCTTCTCCTCGATGATCGACATCTCATACTTGAGCTGTTTCCCGTAGCGGCGCTGCTCAGCCTTGGTCATACGGTCGCAGCCTCGATACTCCCAGCCTCTCTTCAGCCAGGCCCGGAAGGTCTCTATGCCCGTATCTCCGTTCCGGGTTGGGTACCGGACCATGGGCAAGCGCGGTAGCTCGACCGTACAATCGGTCGCCAGTTCCTCGGAGAGAAGGATGGCGTTGATCGCCTCCTGGCGCGTTAGGCCGGTCTCGATCAGTCGGCGCATTATGCTACGGTCGGAAGCAGGCGGACAGAGAGCCGCAGAGTACCCCCAGCTTTTGGCGAGATCCTCCGGGGTGGACTTGCCCCCGCTGCGGAGCGAATGGAGTACCTTCTGCAGCTCTTTCTCCGTCGGCAAAGTGTAGTGGCAATCGAGCGTCGCTACCATCGGGATCCCTAGCTCGCGAGAGATCCGCGCGATCATAGGGTTGGCCTGGCGCGTCTTCTCTAGCTCGGGGAACGCCTGCACCTCAAGCACATAGGACGAGCCCAGAGTACGTTTAAAGCGAGCTGCGACAGAACGACCTCGCCGGTAGCTGGCGTTCTCCTCAGCAATGTGTTTTCCGCCAACAAGCGAAGTGAAGAGCAGACCGCTCTGGCATCCGCTGAGCACAATAAGGCCACGTCTGTGTTCGCCCAGCATTGATCCAGAGACAGTTGCCTCATAGTAGAAGCCCTCCTTGTAGGATCGAGAGACGAGTTGTAGGATGTTCCGGTACCCCTCCTGGTCACGAGCGAGGATCGTCAGGTGGTTCTTGAGCTGCCCTCTCCGCTCCTGGTCGATCTCGCCGGTGTACAGCTCGATGCCGAAGATCGGCTTGATGCTCTCCCGCTTCGCAGCCTGTTCGAACTTCACATGGGACATTACGTTCCCATGCTCGGTCATCGCGAGGGCGGATCCCTGAAGTTCAGCGATTCGGCGAGCATGAGCATCGGGCAGCTGAAAACCGTCAAGGAAGCTGTATGTGGAGTGGTGGTGTAGAGATACAAAACGCATAGGTCGCGTTGGTGGTCTCTCTCGATGGCGAAGATCTCGTACTGCGGTTGGCTGCTCGTGTCCGCACTCCTTCTTTCCAAACGCGCCGAGCTTCGCCTTGTCCGGAGACTCACCACGCTGGATACCAAACGCCGAAAGCTTGGCATGATCGGGACTCTCCCCTCTCTGGATTTCGTCGCTCATCCGTACATCTCTCTTCTGATCTGCTTGACGAGGAAGTTCGCATAGTTGATGATATCGATGGCATCCTCGACCAGCGCGTCATCTAGGTTACTGTGATCGACTTCAGGCTGCGTCGTCCGGAGACGCTCGCGAGCGACATACGCCTGCTCGATCCGCATGATGCGCTCACGTAGCTCGCGGATCTTATCGGACGGCGGCCACTCTAGCCACATCTGTCCTCGGACCATGCTCCGATCTTTGAAGAGCTTCATGGCCTCGTAGAAGACGAGCGAGTGCTCGGCTTCGAAGTCAAAGATCTGATCAGGCTGCATAACTCTCCCTCCACCAGTTGATTCGTTCCACAGCAAGCTCGGGCGCGGTCTCTAGCGTGCACATGTTCATCCAGGAGAGGTCCTGGTTGTAGTTGTTCAAGACGAGCACCGTCGTGTCGATCCCGAAGTGTAGAGTCTTTGCCGCCGCATCGCACATCTCTACCAGGTCGTCGAAGATCGCGACGACCCGCCGACTGTCGATCCGATGAGCCAGCTGCTCGTACTTGTCCTCATCGAACAGCATGCCGTCGTACCTGATCCCATGACGTCGGCACCACTCGACCGTATCAGGGACGATGTTGTCGAGCGAGAGGTAGGGACGGGTAGTGGTGATCCACAATTCCGCCCCGGCGCTTCGGATCATCTGGCACAGATCCGCCGCTCCTTCGTAGATCGGCATCGTCCGCTTCATCCCGCCCTGCCGGTAGGCGAGCTTGACGTCGTGCCAGTCTTTCTCGCTCATCTGGTACACGTCCATCCACCAGTCCTTGAACTTGATCCCACCGCTGTAGGTGTAGTCGTCGTCCGGCAGGTTGAAGTATTCGACGGCGAACCAGATGAAGTGACCGTGGTAGTCTCCGAGCGTGCCGTCGATATCGACCGCGACGACTGGCTTGATCTCCCTATAGCAGCTACTGCAACGCATCCGTAACCTCCCGATAGGCGTGGTGGGTGAAGACGTTCTTGTTCCACTTACCAAAACGGCCGAGACGGACGATCTCAGGATGACAATCGCAGTCTGTGTATAGCGGTTTGAACCCCTCGCTGACTTGAAGCCCTTCCGCGACTCTCTGAGCCTCTAGGTAATTGGACGGGTGACGACTGGAAAACTCCCATGACTGGTAGTCTCGGATCAGCGAGTAGCGATACCAGCTAGGCACGCCGGTCGGCGGCAGGCCGTTATAGACCATCATGTTCTTCCCCTTCACCGGTCCATGTATGACCCAGATCTTCGCCGAGGGGAAGGAGTGTTGCCAGTTGTCGCAGATGTTCTGAATGGGAACCGTCGAGAACGTTATGTCGTACTCCTTCGCGATCCCGCGTATGCTGGAAGACGTCAACGAGACATCGTAGATCCGGCTCTCGTATTCCTTCCAGAGGGAGTCGTACACGTTGGCGAGATCCCAGCCGGGGGTCGGACCTTCCGCGAACTTGTCCCAGCTGACCGGAGCTGCCGCGTCTCCGTAGACGTTGAGAGCGTAGCCTTCGCGCGTCCCTAGTTTGGACACTTGAATCTCTAGCTCCGGCATCTCCGAGCTAATCCCTGGAATTGGAGCATGTAGGTACATAGCCCCGAATATCTGGCTGGGACTCCTACGCGAAAAGATGCTCACGTTATGGCCAAGCTGCTCGGCCGCGTACGCCGAGAGAAGGCCGGCAGGACCACAACCAAGGATCGCTACCCTCACCCGATGACCTCGACATGCAGGCCGATTCCGTCGATCTTGAGCTGCTGCTCTCGGCCGTTGCTGTGCTGGAGAATGAACGTTAGGCTCTGGAGCGATCCCGCGCCGAGGTCTCCCACGACATCGGTGACGCCGGTGATGGTCCAGCCGATGATGCGCAGATTGCGTTCGGACGAGTTCAGGACCGACTGCTCGATGTCCTGCGCTCCCCCGCCCCAGATGGACTGCTCATGTTCTCCTTCCCGTTCGAAGCGTACTCGGTCGCCGCCGGGAATGTCTCCGGGCGGACGTGTCGCCGGATCGTAGTCGTCAGTCATTCTTCCTCCTATGGTCGAGTGCCGCAGTGATCACCTTTCCAATTTCCCGTCCGATCTCTTCGTTGGTTGCATCGTTCTTGAAGTACGGGAATCCCGGGAAGCTACGCCGCAAGAAGGTGACATCAGTTCCCACATCCAACTCATAAAGAGCCGCTGGAGTATCTTCCGCTATGCTGAAGCCGAGCGCGAGACCGCCCTTGATCGCCCGCATCTGAAACACGTCGCAGTTCTCGTTCTCGCTCTCACCCGAGTGCGCTGAATACTTGATCTGTGCCATTTTGCTCCCTCCTACCATCGAACTTCTCTGAGTAAATCATGAAGCGTAGGCTCCACGATGTTGTCCTGTCCGCTCTTGTGGATCATGCGTGAATCGTAGAGCTTGTTGATCACGGCATTCGCGTTCTCTCGATCCATATTCATCACCTCCTCTATGTCCTGTCTCCGGAAGCGGCCTGTCTGGCGCAGTAGCTTGGCGAGGTTGCGACGCTCCAAGAGGTAGCGGCGGATCTCGTCCTTGTTCTCTTCGGCCTCTTGTACGTCCAGGATCCGCTCGCGAGAGCGGTCGCCGTAGCCGAGTGTTGGCATATCGTAGAGGACATCCATGAACTTCACCGCGTCTTGAACGTGTTCCTTCGTCACGACGATCTTCTCGCAACTATCGTCCGTGCTGAACGTCCGTGCCGCGATAGCGATGGCTACGCGAGCTATCTTGATACGAGCGTTCGCTGCTTGGACCAGCGGCGGGTCTTCGATGTACCTCTGGCCCATCTCGTTCGCGAGCTTGTAGACCTGATCCTCCGCTCCTCGCATCCAGACGATCTGGTCTAGCCGCCGCGTCCATACCCACATGAGGAGCGTATGGCAAGCTTCGCTCGTGTACTTTAGCTCGCCCGCCTCGCGCGGCTTGTTAATCTCTTCCGAGGCTACGTCATGCTTCGACACGGCCATCGCGAGGTCGAAGCGGGCGATGTCCTCGGGATTCCCGATCAGTGGGCGTAGCGCGTCGATCCCGTACGTGAACTGCTCCATCCCTCCGGAGCGCGGGTTGCCGAGCCAGAGCAGCCGAGTCCTTGCGTAGGTAACCTCCGACTGGATCTTGGTCAGTCGAGCTATCCCGGACGCTCGCACGTCGGACATCTTCGCGATCTCTTCGGGATGTAGCCCGGATAGCTCATCGATCACGACGAGCCGCCGGTCGTTGAGCGGGATCACGCCCCAGGTAACGGCCCAGTCTTTCCCGGAGATTTGCTGGACCCCGCCTACCAGACCGGCGATGGTAGCTCCCTCACCGCCGACGATCTCCCCGGCTCCGAAGTGGCGCACGTATTGCTCGGCTGCCTCTGACTTCCCCGTCCGGGTATCTCCAACGATCAGGGACTCGATCCAGCCTCGGTGGACGATCTGCCCGCCGAACTTGAAGGCGAGCGGCGAGTGGAACGTCAGGTCGATCACGGCGTGCATCTCCGGGCGACCGATGATCTTCGTGACATGGTTCGCTAACTCGCGCTCGATCTCTCCAAGCTTGCGAAGGGGCCGCTGCCTACCGCGTACTCGGAATCGCTTCATGAGCTTCTTCGCTTCTGGCGTGATCTCGAAATGGTCTACACTCGTCTCTTGCTGGCGGATCTCCCAAGCGAGAAACTCGTTGTGTTGTCCTCGTGGTGAGGGGTAGAGCGCGCCGGTCGCGATGATCGTAGTGTTGGCCATCGTATCGTGCCGACCGACCGACGTGATCTTTATGTTTTTATAATCCCGAGCCTGGGTTCCGTCAGCATGGTCGATGGAAGGGCGGGCGAAGAGATGCTCGACCGCTTGATGCTCCTCGATCTCGATATCCAGCTTCCCGCACTTCTGCGCTCCGTACTCAAGGCGGATCATCTCAAGTACCTGGGCCGTTGAGCTATCTATCATCCCGAGCGTGAGCGGGCTAGTCGCCGGGATCTCCAGGGTAGCCTCGCCGTTGGCTGCGTTCATCGGGCAGATCTTACACTTCGGCCCCGCGTCCTGCGTACAGTGGAGCTTCGTCTTCCAGGGGATCGTGTAGCCCGGTTCCTTCTTCCCCTTGATGGTAACCTGGAGGTTGACCGGCTCTCCGACCCGCTGCGCGTCGAAGGAGTCGAGAACTGTGATGACCGCTGGCGTCGAATCCTTCCGCTTCTTCAGAGGCTGCGCCTCGGCAAGCAGGCTTTCGAAATCGTTGTTGTCGTGCTCCATCCAGAAGTCGGTAAGGTCCTTGCCGTGCTTCTCTTCGGCCTCGTATGGCAGCTCGACTATCCGGACATCAGCCGTCTTGGCGAGCTGGCGAGCGATCCGTTGAGCGCCGCGTATCCCGTCACGGTCGCGATCTTGCGCGACGAAGACGAGCTTGTCCTTAAAGTGAACGTTCCAGCGCGGGTACCAGGTCATCGCTCCCGCCGTCCGGGTGATCGCGGCATATCCGTGCTGGATGGTGAGGAGCGTATCCCATTCACCTTCGCAGATGATGATTCGATCAGAGTCGAGAACGCTCATCGGGTATAGCTCGGTTGTTCGCATTCCCGTGACATTCCAGATCTTCGTATGCGCTCCCTCGCGACGAGTGTACCGGCGGACGTTCCAGATCTCCCTCTTGGGCCCACGTATCGGAATCGTGTAGGCATGCTTGACTCGATCCCAGCCTAGCTCGTAATCGACCATCGTCTTGGTGTGGATCCCGCGCTCGATCAGGTAATCGCAGACCGTCTCGTCATCGAGCAACGCGGCATGCCAACCTTTGATGTTTCCCTCTGTGACGATCTCTGCTCCTCCGCTGCGCCGGGGAGAGCTTCTTCCATTCAGTGCTGCTCTCCCCGGGTCAATCCAGCTGCTCTTCTGCGCTACTAGGTCGGTGATCCTCCCGCCGCCACAACCAGCGAAGCAAAACCAGTCACCCGTCAAGGTGTTGAGAGATGCTGACCGATTCACGTCTTCGTGCAACGGACAGAACATGTCCCATTCCCCATTGGCTTTCGCGTTGCCAATTAGGTATGGCTTGAGTAGCCGGTAGTGACGAGCTGAGATCTTCGACACTAGTGGCGCCTAGAACGGCTGCGCGTCTTTGTCGTCCGCCCGCAGGGCCTCGATGAGTCTCTCTTTCGTTTTGCGTCCCTTGATCTTGATGTCCGCCTCCTGCTCGTTGCGGGTGGCGACCTCTTCATTCAACTCTTCGAGCGTCCAGTCTTCGTACTCGTCGCCCTCTTCCTCACCTGACTCTTCGCCCGCTCCGTTCAGATGGATCTGTGCGGCCTCCGCGAGAGCGACGATGGCCTCGATGTACTTCTTCTTGTCCTTGCGACCGGTGACGTTCCCGGCGATGCCGAGGTCTTCGGCGTACGACTTGATATCGTCCGCGTTCCAGTCGTCGTAGAACGAGGCGTCAGTGCGGAGATCTTCCAGCAACTCCGCATCGAGACCGGCGACGGAGCCGTTGCTGTCGCCCGCCTCTTCCTCATCTTCCTCTGGTTCTTCCCCGCCCTGATCCGCTAGGATCGCGTCGATGGCCTTCTGGGTTCCGAAGCGCCCGGACAACGTGATCCCGCGCGCCTCCAGCTCCTCCTTGAGGTCGTCGCTCGACCACTCGCCCAACTCCTCGGCCGTCAGAGGCTCCTCGCCGCTGCCGCCTTCGGGCAGGTCCTCGCCATCTTCCTCGATCTTGCCGGGGGCGAAGAGGCTGCGGACGCGGCCACGATACTCGCCCTCCTGGTTCGTGTCAGCGACGACCTTGACGTTGACCTTCTTGCCGAGCTGCTTCGCCGTTTCGAACTGGCCCTTGGCCGGCAACTTGAGTGCGTCGGTCAGCTCGCGGAACTTCCAGCCGTGTGCGGCCTCGTTGTAGTTTGGATCGCCCGGGGTCTTGACGTAGGTCCAGAGATTGGTGTACTCCGGGCCGACGCTGACGACGACTTCCAGATCGTTGACAGCGCTGCCGTCCGCCTTCTTGTCGCGGTTCGTCATCGCGACAATGCTGCCCTGGTACAGTCCTGGCTGCGGAGCTTCTCCACCGCCGCCTGACTCGACGTTCGATACGTCATACTTTACTACGGCCATTCTTATGTCTCCCTCCTGGTGCGTCTGCGCCGTCCCGCTCCATTCGCGGACGGCCTACATTTGTTGATCTCTTCCATCATACCCGGAAGAGTGGGGCTGACGATCTCGCCGGACGAGCCGAATGGAGAGGTCCCGTCCGGGAGCTTGAATTGGCATTTGGCGTACCAGTTCTCGGTCGCGTTCGTATGAAGGACACGCACCGTTCTCTTGCGTCCGCCGCGACCCTCGCGGGTCTCGATGGATCCGTAGGCGACGATGTTCATCATGCCGCAGATCTTCTGGGGCATCATCTTCCCTTGGATCCAGGGCCAGATACAGGACGGCGTAACTCCGTTGTCGTTCGGATCCCACCAGAACGAGTGGGCCGTGATTCCGAGGTTGACGGTACCCGCGCCTACCATGTGGCGTACCCATTGTCCGAGTCGCCACATGTTGACGCGGTACTCACCTCGATCCGGGCCGTACTGCTCGCGATCCTTGCGAGCAAGCGAGCCGACCGGCCCCTTGCGATCCAAGACGTTCTCGTACAGGTCATCTAGTCCGACGTCTTGGAGGAGCGAGATCGAGTCGAGCCAGATCCAGTCCCACTTCGGCCCTTCGTGTTGAGCGTACTCAAGGGCTTCGAAGGTTTCCTCCCAGTTACGCACGACCATCTCGTGCACACCTGACCCAACGATGGGGTCAACGTGGTCTGTAGGAGGTCGCACAATGAGGATCTTTGCATCCTTTCCTCCCGTCCCGATGAAGGATGTTTTACCCCAACCGATGTCAGCATGGATGAGCACACTGATCTTGGTCGAGGCTCCTGCCGGTTCGATCTTCGGCATCACCTACCTCGTTTCGTCTTGGTAGATTGTGTGGGCATCGTAAGGCTTCCAGCCGGTCGTCGCGTAGTCGCGCATCTGCTTCCAGTCCGCTCCGATCTCGTGAAGCTCGCAGAAGTCGAAGCACCAGCAACCGGGGCAAGTAAACTGTCCTTGGTTTTTATAGGCTCGGGGTGGCGGCGCGTCGGTGCGAGGACTACCGCGAAGGGCTTGCATGTCCCGGAACTCTTCAATGACCTGTTCTCTCGCTCGCTCGCGCTCGTTGAAGTCTCGCCAGATCGGTGTGCGGGTGAGGTAGGGTGCCGGCTGCTTCTTGCTTACAGTGCCATCTTTATTCAACGAGAAGCCGTCCCCATCCCTCGGCCGTTCATCGCGGAATGCCTTGCGGAGATGGTTGTAGATCATTCCGGCCGGACGCTCGCGAGGGGAGAGCAGCCCCTTCGCATAGATCCAGTCGAGGCCAAATGTCCAATAGCCGGTCGCCTGGAGGTCGAGCGAGAGGTACATCACGTTGATCGACTTCGCAGTCTTGTGGTCCCAGATGTGCAACTTCTTCGTGAGGCGGTTCCTCATGATGAGGTCGATGGTCCCGACGTACCAGAACCAAGGCAACCCAGTGACCGGATTAGGGACTAGTTGCTGGAACGCTTGCTCGGTAACGACGACCTCCCACTCATCGTCCTTCCCGTAGTGCTCGACGTAACCGTTGAGCATGTCTACGCCTAGCTCTCGTGCCTCGGCCCAAACCTCGTCCGCCTCCAAGTCGTCTACCCGGAAGCCGAACTCACCTTGAGCCTTGGCCTCCAGATCGTAATACTTGAGGAAGCTCTTGGCCGGATGAGGGCCGCGGCGGACCCCTTTCTTGTAGTAGTCCGCGAGGGCGAGATGGATCAGGCTGCCGAACCGTAGGGGCGGAACGGGAGTCTTGGGCTTGAGGACATCTTCGAACTCTTGCCACCACTTCCAGCGGCAGCGCTTGAACGTCGAGCGTTCTGAAGTCCGGAGCATAGGGAGACCGTCAAGCTGCGAGCTAGGACGGGTCGCTAACTTGACGATCTCCCCATGCTTCGGATCCGAACGACGTTTGCGGCGTACCACGTGCGTGGCCAATGTTCCCTCCCTTTCATTTGAGTTGCCGGATCGTAAGCCCGTCTGCTCTCCGGCCCCAGAGGGTGCGCGCCCCCGTCTCAACAACGGCAACCCCAGATGACATTGTCAAACCGGGGACGCGCACACCCTCCCCCTTCCCGGAGAAGCCTACCGGTTGGCTAGCCGAAAGTCTAGTTCCTTCGATTAGCGGGGAAAACAACAGTTTCCCGTCAAAACTGCGCCTCTCGGGCCGTGTGACAGCATTTCAAACCATCCATTTTCCGGTCCCTTTATAACGGACGCCCGCGAGGCAGTCTCCCGTCTACATCTCTCGCCTACGCGCGTACGTGCTCGCGCACGAGGCTTCAAGTAGGGAGTTCAGGTCGCGGGCGTCCGATATTAAAGGATGGGCACCTTCCCCCTTCGGGGGAAGGTGAAAATAAATGGCACCCCCACTTTCAAGCCGTTTTGCGAACATTAACCGCCTGAGAACCACTTTCCCATCGCCTTGAGTTCAGCCGGGGACATCGGTTCTACCTCGTCCAGCTCCTCATCGACCGCCCGAATCCGGGTGTTCAGAGGCTTGGTAGGACCCTCTCGGATCTTGGCTACGCCTGAAAGCAGACCGAAGAATCCCCCGGCTATGATCGAAATCGTTATGATCACGCCGATCATTTCGATCCTACGGTCTGCTTGAGCATCTGCCGGCGCAGATCGAGGACGTTCTTGTTCACTTCGAACTTCTCGTCATTCACCTTTTTGATGTACTCCTCGACCGTTCCGCGGCTGCGATACACGAGGGCCGTCACTTGGTGTATTCTCGTTGTATCCACCGCTCGGTCTGTTACCTGCGTTTGATCGTCCGGGTTCCAGGTCTCATCGAGTACGTGTACGTCAGACGCCCGGTTCAGAGTGATCCCGACGCCTGCCGCAGCCGTGACGAGCACCGCGACCCGAACCTGACCGGACTGGAACTCTTCCATGATCCGGTTTCGTTCCTTCATTTCGACCGCTCCCGAGATGATCTCACAAGGGATCCCGTTGTTATTCAGGTACTTGTAGATCATCTCAGCGGTCTCGCGGAACTGAGACGCGATCAGAGCTTGGTCTTCACCTTCCGGGTCGTCCGGGTCGATGCCACGTTCTGCGAGGTTCTGTAGCAGATAGGGGATCTTGCCGCACTCTTCGGTAGCCTTGACCTTCATCTCGACGCGACCAGTCTCCTCGTCTACGCTGAGGATCTGGACGGCACACTTGTGGTTAGCGAACTGTTTCAACCGCGTGTACTCGGCCAGGATTGAGGTGGCAGAGAGGTGGTACTCGTCGATGCGAACCTCGGCCGCTGCTGCGAACTCCTTGTACTGCGCAGCTTGCGGCGTCGTCATATCGCACCAAACGTCGATCCACTGAGTCTCCGGCAGCTGAGGCAGGACCTCAGAGCGGAGACGGCGGATCGCATGAGGCGCGAGTGCCTTGTAGAAGGCATCCTCGCGTCCCTTGATGATACCGCCAATCGTCCTGTAGTTGCCCCAACCGCTAACTATCACCAGCCACTGCTCAGCCCAACGCCACTTCGACGTATACTGCTGAGGTTCTAGCCAGTGCAGAGCGCCCCAGAGCTTGATTGGCTTACCACCCATCGGGGTACCGCTGAGTGCGTACTTCCTCAGAGCCTTGACCTTCTTCGCCTCCTTGGAGAAGACGTTGGTAGAGACTGGCAGACCGGTCTTATGGAACTCATCGATCGTGAACGAGTTCCATTGCTTCAACTGCGGATAGTTCCCACGATAGACCATGGACGCAGTTGTCACGAACCAGAAGGGCTTCTTGGCCTTCAGGCACCGTTCTACCGTATCCTCGGCTTTTGCTTTCTCCTGTGTAGTCAGGTCGCCCGAGAACGTCACTACCTCATGATCCGTCCATCGCTCGATCTCCATCCGCCAGATACTGTCGAGCGTAGACTTCGGCGCAACGACGAGGTGAGGACCGTTCTCCAAGTCAGCCTCGAAGATCGCTCCAATCACTTCGGTCGTCTTGCCTAGCCTCGGCTCCAACAGGTTCAGGCAGCTAGTCGTCGCCATGAACTTCACATCGGCCCGCTGGTACGGACGGTACCACTTGGCGAGCTTCGGGAGCTTCTTCAGCAGCTTCAACTCCTTGAGCGGGACATCGTCCAGCACAGAGAGAGACTGCAACGTCAGCTCCTTCTTCACCGCCTTGCGACCCCAGGCCGAGACCGCAGCTCCGAGTTGAAGCCCGTCTCCGAACTCCTTGCGGAGCTGCCTCATGGTTTCGAGGTCGAGTGGTACCGTCCAAAGCGGTCCACCCTTGTCATACGGGGTGAACCTAGCTCCGAGGGGCTTGAGTCGATTCATCGCCGCGACGTGTTCGTCACTGAACTGGAAATGAATCGCACAACGATCACCCTTCTCCGTCAACTCGGCGAAGACCTTCATCGCTTCCCTCTGTAGACAGCGTACACCTCGCACCAGCGAGCAGCGAACTCCCATGTGTGCTTCGGTTCCGGGATGATCACCGCTCGTGAGTGCAAGTTCGATTGTGCTCTGTTCGCTGCTTCCGGAGTCTCACAGACGTAGATGAGAGCCCATTTCCCCGGATGTTGCATCAGGGGCAGCAAACGATTTGCCCAGCTGTGAGGATCCCCTGAACCGCGTCTTGGGGCATCCTTACCTATGAACACTGGGAAGTTATCTTGCATGTTCGACATCAGTACCCTCCTTTATGTGACGGCCAGAAGCGCTGTGGGAATCGAACCCACTTGAACCATTGCGCTTGAAGTATAGGGGGATCCGGGTGGAGGGTACCAACCAGCCAGACCCGGATCCCCCGTCGTTCCCCGGTCGGCAGTCCGTTAGGACCGCGCCCGGGAGCTTGTAGGTGTTTGTAGGAGCTTGTACTAGCCCGCGGTAGGCTTCCGGGGAGGGATTCTACCTACCCGGAAGCAGTAGGGGCATGAGCGCCCCTTTAACACCGTGACTTTGCCTGTCGTACGCGATGTTACTCGCCTCGGGCGCAGCCACTCCTTTGCGCTGACCAGAAACGGACGGTCAGCGGCAGTTCCAGGACAGTCTTTGTAGCCGCACGTGACGATCAAGAAGCTCGGGAAGTCCTTGCTCTTGTTCGTCTGGTACACTGGCAGCTTGCTAACAAACTCGTCGCTCACTTGGAGATCACCGTGACCTTGATGCCGAGCTTGTCGAGCTTCCGCTTCATATCCGCCGATCCCTTCGACTTGGAGAGATCAGCATGGAAGCAGAACGCCTCGTCAGGTTCTAGCGCCGCCATGACTGCGTTCCTCTGCGGACCAGCGCTTCGATGACGCGTGTCCCACAGAGCCTTTACCTCAGCGACGTGGATGCCACTCGCCCGAGCGAGGTAGCCGGAGATCTGATCGGCTCCAATCGCCCCGCCCTCGATGATCAAGAGGTCGTCTGTCCCATACGTGGCCAGCAGCCTCTTGATCACCTTAGCGACGGACGCAGTAGCCATCCAATTGCGGTCGCCGAACATCAGGACCTTGTACATTATGGGAGCCTTTCGAATGCGAGCCGGTAGGTGCAGAGGAAGTCTTCCACCTCATCCGGATCCTTGCGTCTCAGGATCGGCGGAAGTTCATTCATCCCAATCGTGAACTCTCCCGGCCTCGTCTTGATCCCGAGAGCCTTCAATCCCGCCGCAGTTCCGGCGTGAATATAGATCGTCTCGGGCTTCAATTCGAGCCAGGCACCGAACCGGACAGCTACGTCGTACACCGTCATCGGTCCAATCCCCTTCGTCTTCAAGATGTCAATCGTATGGTAGAGCTGTCCAAACGTCGCAGCCACCGTCAGAGCAGAGAGATGCCGAAGTAGCTTCTCTTCCAATCCTGGCAGGGCTGGTGAGACCTTGGACTGATGATTGTGCATCTTCCCGTTCGGGCGGATACTGCGGACTGCTCGACGTAGAGCAACCTGCCCCGAGAGGTCTTGAGCGCAGGCGTCGGGGATGTTATCCCTGAACCTACAGACTGGGCTTTTGGGATCATCTCGTCGCTTCTTGAAGTCGTGCCAGAGTGCAGGCATAGACTTCATCGGCTCAGAGGGTGGATCCCGCTCCCACTCCTTGAGGATGTTCATTTAACGGTACCCTCCTTTTGTAGGGTGAATTGCAGACCACCCGACGCTACGCGGGTGATCTGCAAGTCAACGTAACTCCCGGCTTGGATCCTTGAATCTGATCGTTGCGGCGGCCAGCACTCTGACCCCACCGGGGTCGGTGTAGACCTTGATCAAAGACTTCTTCCGATCCACGATATGCCCGTCATGCTCAGTTATCCCTCTGGGAAGGAACTCCATGAAGTTGACAACGAGTAGCGGGCCTACAGCGAACGGGACCAAGCCTTCCATCCGGATGATCGTCCAGATCCGACGACCAGGGTGGAGGATTCTCTCCAACTCACCCTGGTCGCCAGACTTCTGGGCCTCGATGACCGCCGCTAGGAAGGGTTACCCGACCGTGCCGCCTGCCGCTCTGCGCGGGTGCGGGCACGGCGAGTCGCGGGTGCCGCCTTGGCACTCGCCGTCTTGCTCTTCCTGCCGCTGGTCTTCGGTGCGGAGTCGCCGTTGCCCGTGGTCTTCTTGCTACCGCGGGTGACGGTGGAAGCCGCAGCCGCGTCGTCGCCGCCGAACAGCTCCTTGACGCGGGAGACGGACTCACCGGTGCGGGCTGCGATCAGCTCCCACCGGTTCTGCTCGACGTTGCGCGCCTTCTTGACGCTGGCCGAGGTCGCCGGGATCGTGTCGTACCGTCCGGCATCGACCATCGCCTGGCTCCAGGCCAGTGAGCTGATTGCGCTCACTGCGACGCCCAGCTCGGCAGCCGCAGCCGAGTGCCCCATCTCGGGGTCTCTTGCCAACTTGACGAGCTTCTCCGGCGTGACCGCCGGACCTTCCTCGCGTGGTGTGCGAGATCTTGCCATCTTGCTCCCTCCTAACGGTTGGTTGATACCGATACAGAAGTATACTGTATCAGCGGTCGTACGTCTACCCCAAATTAGCAGGGTAAATGGAGGATGGCCTCCGGAACACCCGGCGCTACCCGGGTGAACCGCAGTTCATCGGATCCGTAGAACGTCGTACTTGGGTTTGATCCGCTTCGCGAGATAGCTGCCGCTGGACTCTGAGTACGCAGCCGCGACCGCCTTCTGACGGGTGACGCCGAAGTAGACGTAACGTGACCCGTCCATGAACTCAACGAACATCAGCGGGGTGCCGTCCGCGATCTCGCGCGGCCAGCCAATCCACTTAATGTTCGAAGAGAGGATCATCCGGATACGACAGGGGATGATCCCTTCAGGAGTCTGGATATCAAACTCCCATTCCTTCGGTTCATCCTTCTTCAGAGGCACGAGGTCTCCCGATCATCTTCTTCAGCTTCGTGAGATTCTCGATCAGGTCGTCGAGGTCTCCCGGTTGCATTTCGACTACCGCAATCGTCTGCGGATCTTCCATACTGAGGACGACGCTGTTCTTGTCGGTCGTGTTTCCGCCGACAGTACGCAGCGAGTCGATGACCTGGATGAACTCGGTCATCTCGTCGTTCCAGCCGTCCATTACTCGTCACCCCGGCAGACCGGACCGATGCCCAGTGCGCGGCTCGTCTCGTCCGTGAGAGTGCGACCGCAGACGTAACAGCGGCCAATCTCCCGTCCGAAGCGCGGGCCGGCATCCGGATCGGCCTTGATGGCCTTCAGGATCCTCGACCGCTCAGACGAGCTATTGACGGGCCAGCGAGCGTCGGACGCCCAGACATCTACGAAGATCCGCGAGTGTCCGGCTTTCACCGAGTAGAACATCAGCGTGCCGTCGTCCTTCTCGACCGCATAACGGCCGTCAGGGACATCCGACTTGACGCTGCCTTTCGATCCGCTCTTGACCCAGTCCAACTCGACGAGCTTCTCGATCACTTCGCTCATCCTCTGCTTCGGAAGCTGCGAGGGGAAGGTGTCGAAGTCTGTGTCCTGCAGCCAAGCGATCTGCTTGGGATCCAGGGGACTGAGATCCTTGCCGTCACGTAGCTTCCGCAAGTAATTGAGCTGAGGCTCAGTTGCCGTGGGACCGGTGGCGCCCCGGAATTCAGCCGGGACTTCTGTGCGTTCTAGCATGGTACCCTCCTTGCTAATCGTCGTTATTGACGATTAGGAGGGGCTGGTTTCCCAGCCCTACCTGAACGTCAGTCCCGACCGAACCCTTGCGGTAGTTCGATGCCCTCTGCCTCATCAAGCAGGCTTTCGACGTCACCCCAGTTGTCCAGGGGATCGTTCGCTGCCGCCTCGATGTCGAGGTCCACGACCACTTCGAGCTTCTCACCCAGCGCCGAGGATTGCAGGTTCTCGGGCAGGTTGTCCTTCCAGTCCGCGTACTCGTCTTGGACCGACTTCAGCTCCATAAGAGCTGATGCCAGGTCGTCCGCAGTACCGTGTATGTGATCGTAGAGTTGCCGAGCTTCGCCAACCGCGTCGGCCCAGCGAGCAGAACGGCTTTTGGACTTCTTAGCCATTCTGTTCCACCTTCATGAGGTTCCGGGACAGCGCGTCGTTCACGATCTCGGTCGTGACCTCGTTGATATCAGCTTCGTGCCTGATATACACGTTCGTGTCCTTCCCTGAGATCGTCTCCCAGAAGACCCGCAAGTCTCCGTTGCGATTCGCACGGAAGTTCGCGACGGTTGTCCCGTTGAAGACCAGCCGCCGGTAGCCCTCGGTCTTGGTCGGCTTGGAGAGCCGAACCATCTGAGAGTCTACGATCTTCATGTCATAGGTAATCGCCTTGAACTCACTGACCACCTTATCCATGAAGCCGAGCGACTGCCGGAACAGAGCGGGGTTGGCCCCGTTCCTGGTCTTGTGCTTCTTGACGGGTGTCCCCATCAGCTTCTCACCGAGAACGCGGCCATCCACCTGAGCAGCGATGTTCATGATCGTCTCGCTGTCCAGATCCAGATAGGCCTGGATCAGATCCATGCCGCTATACGGCATCGGTACCCTCCTTTTTTGGTTCCTCGCCAAGTGGCGATTAGGAGGGGCGCTTGCGCGCCCTACCTGAACGTCACTTCGGCAACGCTCTGCCTCCGCTTCCCTTCACTCCCTTCGATGGGGAGATCGAGATGTTCGCCTTGTCTCCAGCCGCCCGACCGCCGCTGTACGCAGCCGAGTCGAACCTGCGGCTGTCCCTGACCATCGAGGTCCGGTTGCGACCGTCCTGCGGGAACTGCGCGAACATGAAGTCCGCATTCACCTTCCGCTGATCGCGGAGCGCGATCTCCATCCCAGTTCCCAGGTGCTGGCCGGTCTCGATCCGCATCTCTCGCATACGAGCATCGACGCGACCCGCAAACCCAGCCGCGAAGTTCCTGCGGTAGGTCTTGAAGTTCGCATAGTTCTGCTCGATCCCGGCCTTCTTGCAGTAGCGCCGGTACGCGTGAGCTTCCTTGTGACGGGCTGCGCTCACGGTCATACCGCGGTCGTAGCCGGCATCTTGCATGACCTTCGCCACTTCGAGCCAGCCCCAGCCAGCCTCACGAAACGTCCTCAGGTTCTCCTCATAGAGCTTGTTCGGATCGACCTTCGGATGAGTCGCTTCGATCAGCTGGGTCATCAGCGAGGTGAAGAGCAGAGACAAGTAGCCGAGGTCGGCATCGGTCCCGATCACCGGGATCGTGTACGACTTATGCTGCTTCGTCTCTCCGCTGAAGTGCTGCTTGTGGAAGACAATCGAACAGGTTGCCTGACCAGCAGCCGACTGGAACATCGACCAAAGAGCGTCGCAGATCTCTGGGAATGGCCCAGAGCTGAACGCCCAGGAGTAGTCGAAGTCCATGATAATCGGCGTGCGCTCGCTCAGGTTGCCTGACTCGCGCTGGGAGAGTTCCCACAGCTCGATGCTGTACTTCATCATCAGCTCGTCGGCCTTCGCCATGAACACCTGGCGCTCACCTTCGAACTCAGACGACTCGGCCTTGGCCATCAGACCTGCAATCTTACGCAGTAGATCATCCTTTTTACTGGATGTCATTTCGGTACCCTCCTTTTGGGTTTACAGAACGCATACTCTTATGCGCTCCCGCCCTGAAGCTAGTCAGGGCGGCAGAGCACTCCGCTCTACTTGCTCTTCTTCACCCGGTAACGATCACCGGATTCTGCTTCACAGGTGGAAGCGTACTTCTGAAGAGCTTCTTGCAGAAGGTCGAAGACAATCTCGGCATCACAGTCAAAGATGCCGATAGCTTCGACCTTGACGACAACGACGGGTTCGTCATTGTCGGGGTAGTCGTCAGCGATCACTTCGATCTCTCCGAAGGGCCGCATATTCATGCGGGCTTCGTAGAATCGACGCTGACGTGGGCTTATCTTGCTAGCACTCACTGATGTTCCCTCCTAGTAGTGACTCCGCAGGAACTCAGCAACCGCGTCCACTTGCCTTTTGTGGCTGCTGTAGACGAACGGGCTGTCAGGACCGGGCTTCAGGTAGAACTTGCCGTCACCACCCCAGCCACGCGGGACTTCGGTGATGTAGGCTTTTGAGCTTGGCCCTTCGATCACACGGTAGCAGGAAGTTGGCGCCTTCGGGAACTCCTTGTCCCCGTAGATGTACTCCAACTTCCCGACCGTGACTCCAGCCTTCGCGAGGGCATCGATCTGATAGCGTTTCATCGCAGACCGATCGCTTCCAGATAAGCGGCGTACACAGACAACACCGCTTTCTTGGTTCGCGGGCCGTCGTACGGGACTCCAGCCTGCCTCAGCAGCTCGATTGCCTGGTTCATAGGGCTTTCGCGCCACTTCGGGCCGGTCGGAGCTTCGACCTCCATCTTCAGCTTGTAGTACACCTGAAGGAGAAGAAAGGCCCTGATCTGATTCGGCTGGTCGAGGATGAAGTCAGTCACGAGTCTTCCCTCACGAGCACGACTTCAGCGGCATGCACGATATGTTCCTTGCCGGCCGCTGGGCCGTTCGTCGCGATGAACTTGATCCACTCGAATCCCAGCTCATCCCGAAACACTTCCGCACCTGCCTTCGCGAACAGAACGGTCTCCATTGCGCTGAAGTAGACGCGGATCGAGTAGTTGAGCTTGATGTTGCCCCGCTGCTCCAGATCGGAGAACGGAGGCTCATTCGAATAGGTGCTCATGACGCCTGCTTCCAGTACTCGCTCGGAGTCCTCATGATCGTCCAGGGATTGGACATCTTCATGATGAGGAACTTCGTCCGCTGCGGGTACTTCTTGTACTGGACCAACTTGACCCAGTCGTCAGCATCGTCTGAACTGTCAAACGGTCCCCAGACATCCGTCTCCTCATCGGGATCCGGAAGCAAGAGGATTGTCGTTATGACGATCCACATACGGTACCCTCCTTTTCGTTTTGGAGCTTACACCACGTAGGCTCCAGACCCCATCCCCACCGCAGAAGGGATGAGATCTGCGGCCTACTTGGCCGCGTTCTTGCAGTCCCGACAGAACCTCATCAGGCCTTCGATGAAGCCCAGTACTGCGCAGAATAACAAGAAGACCAGGATCACGACGACGAAGACGCCGCCGATCACCAGCCAACTCTGCCATACGTTCATGCCTTCCCGCTCCAATCGGCGGGCTGGTAGGCAATCTGCATTCGCCGAATCTCGTCCGAGACGCCGGTGTCGAAGGCGTCGCAGTACACATCGTACAGATGCGCTTCGCCATCGTCACCGTAGTGCTCGATCTCCTCCATGCAGATCTCTTCCCAGTTCGGGTCGTCGGCAAACTCGCCGTTGACCCTGTAGTCTGGGAGCTTGTCGAGCACTTCGGGATCACCGTCCTCGATCCCCTGAACGAGGTCGCTCAGGACCTTGTACGGATCCTCGGTGTTCCCGTCAACGAGCCAGGAAGCCGCGGCTACGCCGTCGTCATGACCGCGCTGCCGGATGGCCTGCTCGTTCTGATTCGTGTGGGTGAAGTCTTCCAGACGAGACTCGTAATCGGCCATCGCCTCGGTGATCTGACGGTAGTAGTGTCCATAGGAACAGGATTCCACCGTCTGCAGCCGATGAATACCATCAGCATCGGCTTCGAACGTCACCCAGCGGATCCATGTCACGAAGTGCTGACTTACGTACTCACTCGTCAAAGCGAGCACGATGGTCTTCACAGTCACCGTGTCATTGTCCTTGTCCTCGGTTGTCTCCAGGATCTCCTGACGGAGCATCGTGCAGCCGCCGTTGAACCTGTAGCCAGGTCTTCCAAGATACATCGGTACCCTCCTTTTCGTCAGAGCATTATCGCTCCGGCCCTCCTCACTGGGAGGGCCGCAACCTACGCTCGGAAGTAGATGGGACGTTCTTCCTGCTTGAAGGTGCGTTTCACTTTCAGCCAGACGAGATCGTCCACGCTGATGTGCTCTTTCCTCGCGATCATCCAGTCGAGGAAGATCTGGCGAGCTTGATTCAGCCCGTCAGCAACTACGAGGATCGAGTACGTGTTCTTGTACTGACAGGCGTAGATCTGCCCTTCGAGCACGGGCATTCTACTGCCCGTCCGGGAAGTTCAGACGCCACAGCTCCGCGCCAACCGATGCGTAGATCGTATCGAGTGGCCCGGTGACGGTGAGTTCCCTGCCTGACGGTTCCTGGTACATGCGCTTCTCGTACAGCTCAGCGATGTAATGTCCGTTCGGCCGTTTCTTGAGAGAGCGCAGCTTCCACCCCATAGCGGCAGCGGAGTTAGCAACTCTTTCGCGAGTAGCTGAGGCGTCCAGGGCCATCAGTCCACCGTCCAGCCGTCGTCGAGCAGAGCGTCGATGTCCTGGTAGACGATGTTCTCGTCAACCACGTTCGCGAAGATCAACGCCAGATAGACAATCGGCTGAACTGCGTCGTCGTGAGTGCTTCCGTTGAAGACGAAACCGCAGTTGGGACGGTCTCCTTGCGGAGTCCGCTTCAGCGGCAGTCTCGGCCACATCGGCCAACGATTGGGATCAAGGATCATATCCTTGTCCTGTTGACGGCGTTCGGGCGTTCCTGGGAAAGCCAGTTTGAACCCATTTTCCATCGGTACCCTCCTTCGGGTTGTTCGGTGTCAGTTTTCTGAGCACCGGATGGCCCGCAGTTACGCGGGGCCACCGCTACTCAGTTCTTGGCGACGATCTGCACTGAGTCGAAGTCGATCTCGTCAGTGACGACGGTCATCTTGATGTCCCCGTCCTCGTCCTTCGTGAGGTTGAGAACGAACTTCAGGGTGTCGTTGATGATCACGTCCACGACAATCGCTTCTGCGCCGGGTTGGTCCCAATGGATCATATCGAGTTCCAGCAGGTACTGATCGACAATCGCCATTACTCGATGTCCAGCTGGTCGTCCGTGACCCAGAACTGGCCGAGGCCCATCCCGAGCGTCGGGGCTACGCGGTGAATCTTCCAATGTTCCACGCAACCGTGAGCCCAGGGTCCCAGATTCGTCTTGAAGTCATACGGACCGAGATTGGTCTCACCTTCCAGAACGCAGAAGTCGCAGTTCGGGATGAAGTCCACCCGAATCACCTGATGTGGGATCAATTTTACTGCCATTCGGTACCCTCCTTTGTAGGGGTTTGGAATCCAGCTTATTCTGAACTCCGGGAAAGGTAGTTGCTAGCTACCCTCCCGCAACTCAGAGCTTCTTGACCTTCTTCGCGGCGTCCTTGAACGCCATCGCGATCCCGGTGTAGCTCTCGGTTGCGACGATTGCCGCTTGGATGAGCTTCTCACTCGCCATTATTCCTCATCCTCCTTCCACATGATGTCCCAGCAAGGATCGCAGGTGCCGGTCATGAGGATTTCACGCTCGCTTGAGGTCAGACCAGGAAGCAAGTCCTGAATCTTTCCCTCGCGATTGAGCCAGGCACGGTAGGCGTCAATGTTCACCGTGACAAGGCTTACCTTCCCGCAAATCGGGCAGGTCTTGGAGACCGTTGTCTCTTCTTCCATTACGAGCGCCCCATCTCGAAGTCGGCGTACCAAGTGGGCATCGTCGTCCACTTGATCAGCATGAGGTGGTAGCACATCAGCCTGCCGTTCAGCACTCGCTTATTCAGCGGGGGCTGAGTTGCGACCCGGCGGCTCGCGAATGAGCCTTGCCGAGGCTTGTAGGCTTTTGGCATTTCGGTACCCTCCTTTATTGCTTTACCGCACCCAATTGGGTACGGGGAGACGAGCGTTTGCACGCTCGCACCCCCTACTCAGTTGGTCGGGAAACTCCACTGCTCCGGAATTGCGCCGATCTTCTTGAGATCGAGCATCAGCCGGTAGGCAGCGCCGAGCAGGTCGTTGAAGTCGTCCATCGTCAGGCCGTCTTCTTCACTCAGACGCGACCTCTTGACCGTTCCGTGCCACTCTTCCATCGCTTCGTCAGGCGGCATCGCGAAGGGCGGCAGCTCCCACCAGGTATTGGTTCCTTTCACCCGGTATTGGACGCTTTCGCGGGTGCCTTCGCCGCCTTGCGGAACGTCGTAGTACATCTCCCAGACCGTTCCTTCGTCAGGATCAGTCCATTCGAAGTAGTTAGACATTCTCGCTCACCCCGTCGTTCGTGAAGATCAGGTGAACGCTGTCCCCGGTTGAGAACTTCTGAACGAGACGGCAATCCTCGAACATCTCAACCGCCTGTTGCGGATCGTCCGTTTGCATCGCGACTTCTTCATCTTGATGCGAATCGGTGACGATCACTAGCCAACGTCCCTTGAGGACGCGCAGATGATCGGCTTTCACTTCGGTACCCTCCTTTATTGCGTTTCAGTAGCCAGATGACTACCCGCCCCCTCTGTCATTCTTTTGAGGGGGCGGCTAGGCTCAGCTAGTCGAGCACGATCAACTGCGCGGGATCCACCGCCGAGTCAATCGCAGCCGCGTCCGATTCCAGATCGTACGCGACGGACAGCAAGTAGGTGCCGTCCTTCTCCATCTCAGCTGCTTCCTTCCCGATCACCGTTCCTTCCCACTTGAAGGTCAGGTGCGCGACCTTATCGCCCACCGAGATGAGCGTTCCGGTTGCGTCCGTCCCGACAGGACTATGAGCGTAACTCCACTCGTCGAAGTCCGCAAGGACCTGAGCGGCGTCGTAGCCATACGGGTGAACGTTGAGTTCCCACATCGAGTTGAACGCCTTCACGAGAACCGGCTCAAGTGCGTCGCAGCCGGCATACGCTTTCCAGGTCCGTCCTTCAGGATCAGGATCCTCGGTCTCACGAACGATCTCTGAAAGCCAGTGAATAATGGCCTTCAGCATATCGAGGTCGGCTTTCTTCAGACCACCTTCTCCGCGAATACTTGTCATATTGGAGAAGTGATACATCGATGCGACTTCCAACCCGTTACCGGGTTGCGTATCGCGATACTGATCTGAGCCGACTTCGTTGTCGAGGTACGATTCAAGAGCGTGCCTCTTGACCTCCTCGGAAAGCTCGTTGAGCTTCATTCGGTACCCTCCTTATTGGGTTATTGCTATTGCCTTTCAGCAGTCAGATGACTACCGGATGGGGTAGGTCGATTGCCTACCGCCACCGCTAGTCAAATGAAGCGTTCAGAGAGCGGGTAGCGCCGCGCCTGCTTTGCGCGGAACTTGCGCTCGTAGCCAATAACATTCCAGAGGTAAATCCGGAACATCATCGATTCGTGACGCCGCGGGTACATCTCGCGGATAGCTTCCATATACATGCGGTACCCTCCTTATTGGGTTATTGCTGGGTTACGGCTTCTTGATCTTCGGGAGGCAGGTGAGGCAGAAATGCCCCGTACTTGTCCCGAAGCGCGTCTTGAACTTCACTTGTCCTAGCGCCGCGTTCCGGGGGCATCTCTGTTTGGATTCCGGGTCGCGGTAGTTGCACTGAACGTTAGGGAAGGTCACGTGCGGTTTTGCCTTCCGCCCGAGCCCTCTTGATTCGTAGGAGTTGCGCTCGCTCTTGGGTCCGGCTTGCGCTTTCATTCTCCTGCGATACGCCTTAGTTGCTTCGTCCATTTCGGTACCCTCCTTTTTGGGGGCGATTTGCCGCCCCATTGAGGGGAGCGCGCTCGCAACTGGGTCGCACCTCTTGCGAGTAGAGGACGGATTGCGGCCCGACGCGCCTCCCCTCAATGGGACGGACGTGACCTTTCTTTTGGTCGCGTCCGCCCCGGCCGTAAAGGAGGGGGTACCATTTATCCCCCAAGACCGCCCGTAGGATTTGTCCGTTACGCTAGCTCCTTTTGTCCGCTCGCCTCTAAGCATATACTCACGATCTCCGCGCCCTAGCGCATAACCGCCCCTAGCTATTTGGCGTCAGTACGGAACTGCGAGGTTCCGGACAATTCGTACGTCCGTTCTTGGGTTAAGGTTTTCAAAGGTCAGGTGAGCGTTTCGCGCGAGTCCATTTCGTCTCCGTCACCTCCCGGCGGTATCCATTGTCTAGGGGACAATTTCGATATTCCTCCTCAAGACGGCCTAATCATCGGTCGGCTCACATCTGAGGGATCCGGGGCGCAGTTTGCGAGCCGTAGGCTCGACTTACAAGTTATTGCCCCTACCGGGATCGGGGGACGCACGCGGTTGAAGCTCCCGAGCCGGGTTCGGCGGGGACTTCAACGCGACGCTCAATTTTCAAGGATCAGGTTAGGAGGGGCAAACTCGCGATTCAAACCTCTCGCAAACCCCCCGACCTCGCGAGGCGAGGTCCCCCGGAGTCTACCCTATACAAACACTGACGTCTAGGGAGTCATAAGATGTTTCCTAAGGAGTCCTAAGTTGAAATAAGGAGTCGTGCTTTTCCTTTGAGGTGTTTTGAAAGTGTTGTTTTGGCACATGACAGGGGGATGGATATGAACGGTTTGAACGGGGGTGAAAACCGGCCGTTTTGAGATGGGCTTACGTGCCCGATTGTATACGTACATGACGTGTATTGGTAAGTTACTACTTACCATCCAAGGCATACCAACGTACACGTCAGAGTTTTCGGTTTTTGGCTTGACTTGAGAAGGAGTTTTACGACTTACGAGCGGGAATTGCCTTGCCGAATCGTTCAGGCTTACGAGTTGGCTTGTATACGCAAGAGTTTTCACATGCTTTGACCGATTTTTCAGGCTTACGAGATGGCGTGTTTTGGAAGTTGGCTTGAGTTGCCGGGAACACTGTTCCTGTGTTGAGTTGAGCGTACAGCCGGCAGCCGAGCTGTACCCACGGATTTGGCTTGCCTTGACGGATTTTACAGGCTTACGAGATGGCATGCTTTGCCGACTTTGAACGGCTTATGAGTTGTCTTGACGTCGAAATGAGTTGACATGCGATTGTCGGGTGAGCCGACAATCTCAAGGCAAGACAGTCGGGGCGGCCGATGGTCGTGGCGTGAGACCGTCGGTCACGCCGACAGTCGGCACGGCCAATCGTAGGGAAAACAAGCTAAAATCCCCCGTTCGGGGGAGACGAACCGCGCGGTGCGCCGGTACGCTACTACCGAAGACGAACGAGGGACGGGGCGAACGGATCGCCCGCGAATCGGTCGTCGGGAAGGAAGCTATACCGAAGCTCGAAACTATCCGGAGGGCCGCTACCGCCCTTTACCTCGCGGCCCTCGCGGCCGACGGCGGAGCGGGCTACCCGTACTCCCCCGCGAAGACGACCGCGACGCTCGCGAAGCGGTACGGGATCGACCCCCGCGGCTCTATCGTCGGGATCGTCGCGGCGGAGTACTACCGCGAAAACGGGACGCGCGCTCCGCTCTCGTTCGACCGGCTCGCGAAGGACGGACGCCCGACCGAAGCGGGTATCGCCCGGAGCGTCCGTAAGGCCCGGGACGCCCGCGGACGGCTCGCGCGGTGGGAGGTACTCGCGTACCGCCTCGCGGCCGCTCTCGGTACCGAGACGATCCCGTCTCGCTCCGCGGTCGAAGGGTACTACCGGAAGGGCGGCGGCGACGTCGAGACGTCCTATACCGGGAAGGGTACGCGCGCCGGAGCGACCGCGACGCGCGGCGACGCTACCGTCGAGGTCTCCGCGTCGGATCCCGTCGCGGACGCGGCGGCCGCCGAGTAACGGCGCACCGCGCGAGCGGTATCCGCGTTCGGCCGAGAGGCCCCCTACGGGGGGCCTCTCTTTTCGCGCCGGGACTCCGGGAGGTGGGGATCGGGGACTTCAGATAGAAACTGGCTCGAAAAATATTCACACACGCCTAAAACCCCTGCTCACAAACACTTTCCTTCCACCAAACCCCCACCAAACTGCGCTCAAGAACCAGCCGAACACCCACCCAAGCGACACACGACCGGAAAAACGGAAAAATACACACGCGCAAAACGAACCAGCTGGAAACAAGCAACTTTCTTTCCACCAAAGCATATCAAAACCCAGTTCAAACCCCCATCCAACCCAACCCAAAAAAAATCCAACAAAACCTCAAAAAAAATCACACAATCCAACAAATCAAAAACCCAAATTCACTTACTACGCCTCCGCGACCCCCCCCCCCCCTCCGTGGCATTTCTCGTCTCCGCGCATACGTATACGGGGGAAAGTCCGAAGGACTTTGGGCGGGCGCGCGCTCGGGCGCATACGTGCGCCTACGCGAGGCCGGAAGGTGGGGGTCTGCCCTCGCGGGCGAGAGCGTAGTAAGTGGAGCTAGACTTCACGTCCTCCAACAGGTAGGATCGAGGAATCCCTAGAGACGCCCAACCAAGGGCAGAGAAAAGGAGGCACTATGGCAAGGCCAAGGAAGCAACCACCGGTGAGTCTCACGAAGGATGAATTGATCTACCTCGCGGGGCTGTTTGACGGAACGATTGGCTTGCGTGGAACGAGCGACATCTACGCAGTCGCCATCTCCAAGAAACCGGATTGGCCCGAAGTCATGGCCAAGAAGTACGGCGGCGAGTCCAAGCCGTTCACGTCCAAGGGCGGCAAGGTTCTGTTTGGTTGGTTTGTCCCGCTCCAGCGCAGGCTGGAACTCTTCCTCATGCTGGAGAACGCCCAACTCATCCAGAGCCTGGACCCATACGACCGTGATGGAGTCCGTGGCAGGCTCCAGAAGTCCATCAACTCGCTCAAGGAACGCGGCGGGGACTGACCTCTAGACGGCAAAAAGTCCAACCGGTATAATCCGGAGACGGCGGTCGGGGACCGGCGGTATCGGTGCCTGGGCGTCCGTTAGTGGCGGACCCTTGGGTTGCCCGGCCCTCGAACCAACCGGGCGTCCCCGCCTGGGGGTCCGCCACCCAACCGAGAAGGAGACACATGGACATCGACTTGTTCCACAGCCGCAAGGATGGCACAGCCGAGCCGAAGCCGCAGAAGGTCATGAACATTGCGCGGCTGGAGACGACCGTCGAGGCTGATGATGGTCAGCAATTCCGCCTGATCGTACTAGACGCAGACGACAGCTTCGACCTCGTGATCCAATATCCCAACGACCAGCGCGAGATCGTCTGGTCTTTGATCCGCGAGCGCCTGGGCCAGTGACCATGAGTCACGGGTCTTACCAGAGAGAGATCGAGGCCCTGCGCTCCCGGCTAGTCGCAGCCACAGCTCGCGTAGCGGAGCTAACCCAGGAGAACGTCGCTCTGCGAGAACGCTTGTACAACTTGGACATTGCCGAGACAAACGAGATGCTCGCCCGCCGGAACGAGAACCTCAAGAGGAAGGCGTGAGCGTTGTTCACGTCGAACCCGTGGCTGATCTTGTTACCCACGACTGCACGGGCGGCGCGCTCTGCGAGTGCGTATGCGGCCCCGATATCGAATTTGTAGAGAACGGCGGCATACTCGTCATCCATCACTCGCTCGACGGACGAGAAACCAAGGAGACCACGTGAAGAGATACCGCTGCATGAACCGACGCTGCTCCCGTTTCAACAGCACCACCACCGGCAAGCGCTGCGTCTGCGGCTCGACCGCCAGGTACCCGCGCTCGGACAAGCGCAGAACGGAGGAATGATGGACACGGCCTGGGCAATCTTGATCGCGTTCCTGATCTTGCTCCCGTTCATCTATCTGTTCCTCTGGAGGATGAAGTGACAAACGAAGAACAGCCCAGCGCGTTCGTGCAGGCTTGGAACAAGTCCATCGAGCGCGAGCAGCGGCTACGTTCCCGTGTTGAGAAGGCAGAGGCGGCTCTGGCCCGTGTCTCTCAGGAGCGCGAGCAGTACCGCATCGAGGCCGACTGCGGGTTGCGCGACTACGACGCCTTGGAGTTGAAATATGGGACTCTCGAAACAGCGCTACAGGAGATAGCCGACGCTCGCGGCAACCAGGACTCCGGCTATGCGATGAAAGCAATTGCCCGTGTGGCGTTGGCGTCGGTGGCTGACAGGTGAGCTGCGTCGTCTGGTTCTCGGTCGGCGCCATTGGAGGCGCAGCCTTCGAAGCGACCGCGCCGAACCATCCGGTGATCGCGGCCGGCAGCGCCGCCTGCCTCATAGCGGGGATTTTGCTGTTGGTCTATCTCGGGAGGCGGTGAGAGCTTGCGAGGGATCTTCTGCGTAGACCCGGGAGAATCGACCGGTCTAGCCTGGGGAGTCGTGAACGACAGGGCGTACACGGCCCTAGAGGCCGTCGCGGGGCGACTCGCCCCGGCGGGATCCGCGACCTTGATCGGGACGGAGGCGGAACAGATCCGCCTCTTGTACGTCTACTGGACGGGGTTCAAGAAGCACTGCGTCAGCATCAACTTGCTCGACCCCAGCGAGGTCGATCTCGTGATCGAGGACTTTGTCCTCTTCCCGGGTGAGAAGCCGGGCAAGTCCACCACCGTGCCGGAGCGGATCTCTTGGGGCTTTGAGGGATATCGCATGGCCATGGCCGACTCCTGGCGCAGGTCTCTGCCCAAGCACTACAACGAGGTCATTTGGCAGAAGAGTGGCGCAGCTCACCGCTTCAAGAACCAAAAGATTCTCAAGAAAGCGGACGCTTGGGTTGTGGGAAGAGATCATGAGCGCAGCGCCTTCTCACATATGATCCTGCGAGTGAACGTCCTCATGGACGGCAAGCGCCCAGGAGCCCATCGCCCTTTATAACGCGCGAGTAGGCGCGGGCGCGCGACTAGGACCCATTATCTGTTGCCGCTTTACGTAGGGCGAGGGATGGGGTAGTCTTCCTCCGTGCCAGTAGATCCCAGCATTCGTGTCTTGCCTGTCCAAGACACCTTGATCCGCGACCCCGAGTGGGAGGAGTTGCAGAGGACTCCAGGATCAGGACCCTCCGAGGGGCGGATTGTCTACTGGGATCCGATCCATGGATGGGTCTACAAGGACGGTCCCAAGATCGAAGTCGGCATCCGGGGACGTGCCGGACACGAGAGGCCGTACTGATGCCACCTGCCATCCCACGCAAGCGCAGGTTACGCAGAAAGAGCGAGGTCTGCGGGGCCAAGACCAGGAAGGGCACCCTCTGCCAGATGCCGGCGGGGCATCGTACGGACCACCCGGGAGTGGGCACCTGCTTCTATCACGGTGGCAGGATGAAGTCGCATCGTGTATATGGCGTCAAGAAGCAGGCAATCAAGTTCATGGGGGCACCCAAGGACATCAATCCGCTGGACGCGATTATCTGGTGCATTCGGATCACGGCGGGCGAGGTCGAGTGGCTCTCCATCAAGATCTCGGAGGTTGACGAGGATCTCTGGATCGAGCATACCCCGCTCGGAAAGCAGATGCACGTTCTCCAGCGGACGCGGGCGGACGCGCAGGACAGGCTCGTCCGCTACAGCTCCCAGGCAATCTCGCTCGGCTTGGCCGAACGCAGCATCCGGCTCGCGGAGCAATTCGGGGCGACGATTGCGCGCCTTCTGGAAAGCGTGGCAGGCGAATTGAACCTCAATGCAACACAGCAGAAGCAGTGGCCGCAGATCGTTCGGAAGAACTTGATCTTGCTGGAGGCGTCCGCCTCGCCTCCGGAGGACCTGCAGTTGATTGAGGGCAATGGCAACCGCAGAAAATAACCTTCCGCTCAGCAACCTCCCGCCCGGGACGGCCAGCGCAGCTTTGCGCTACTTGTTCCCGGAGCCAGCCCCGTATCTGGACGACGCGAAGGGCTGGATCAAGGACAAGCTAGGCGAACAGATTTGGAGCAAGCAGGAGGACATCTGCGACTCCGTGGTGGCGAACCGCTACACAGCGGTCAAGGCCTGCCACGGACCTGGCAAGAGCTTTATTGCCTCGCGGATTGCCTGCTGGTGGCTCAATATCCATCCGCTCGGGGATGCTTTCGCGGTTACAACCGCCCCCTCCTGGCCGCAGGTGCAGGCGATCCTATGGCGCGAGATCAGGCGTGCTTGGCGGATCGGGAAGCTACCCGGGCGGATTACTCTTGAGTGCCAGTGGTATATGGGCGAGGGCAAGTCGGACGAGGAACTGATCGCGATGGGGCGCAAGCCCGCCGACTACAACGAGCAGGCGTTTCAGGGCTTGCACGCTCGCTACATTCTGATCATCCTCGATGAGGCCTGCGGGATCCCGGAGGTTCTCTGGACTGCCGTCATGACGCTGATGACGAACGAGAACGCTCGCGTCCTGGCGATTGGGAACCCAGACGACCCCGGCTCGCACTTCGCGCAGATCTGCAAGCCGGGGAGCGGCTGGAACGTCATCACGATCCCCGCTTTCGAGACCCCCAACTTCACGGGCGAGGAGATCACACCCCTGATGGCGGAGAATCTCGTCACTCCGATGTGGGTGGATGATCGCCGCCGGGACTGGGGCGAGGGATCTCCACTCTGGCAGGCGAAGGTCTTGGCCGAGTTCCCGGACATCTCCGACGAGTACCTGATCTCGCCGGGGATGATCCAGACGGGCATCATGACAGACCTGCCAGGGATCCAGAAGGGCCGTTACGGCGCAGACGTATCTCGTATGGGCGAGGACAAGACAGTGGTCTACCGGAACCGCGGCGGCGTGATCCGCTACGTCGATTCCTGGGGCATGACCGATACGATGCGGACGACCGGCAAGTTCAAGCTACTGCTCGACCAGCACCTCGCTATGCAGCGGCCTGACTTCGTAGTTGACATCGTCGGCCTCGGCTCGGGTGTCTACGACCGCCTGCGCGAGCAGGGATACCCGGCCATCGGCTTCAGCGGCGCGGAGCGCGCCTACCGTCCGGACAAGTTCAAGAATCGGCGGGCCGAGGTCTACTGGACATTCCGGAACGATCTGGAGGGTGGTCTGATAGACCTCGATCCCGCCGACCTGGAGCTTCAGTCACAGCTCCAGAACATCAAGTGGTGGGTGGACAGCGGCGGCAGGATTCAGATCGAGTCGAAGGACGACATGCGCGAACGGGGAGTCAAGTCCCCCGACCGCGCAGATGCTTGCGTGTATTCGACTGTTGCCTCGGCTGGGCATATCTACCAGCCGATCCAGTCGGGCAGTATTGCCAGCGACCTTCTCACGATGGAGATGTAATGGCTAGAGTAGCGATTAAGATCTACACGGTTCACGACTGGAACGCTCGCAGGCCGAAGCAGGGGATCCAGACGGTTGGCAGGGCATCGCGGATCATCTTCCACCACACAGCCGGCCATCATCGCGAGATCTCAGGCGCGGGCGAGAGCATTCAGGAGTCGATGCAGTACGCCCGCGACATCCAGAACTTCCACATGGACACGAATGGCTGGACCGACTCCGGGCACAACTTCCTCGTCTGCCGCAACGGCGCGATCCTGCAGGGGCGCTGGCTAACGGTCTCCGCGATCCAGGCCGGTCACATGGTCCTCTCCGCTCACTGCCCCGGCCAGAACGACCAGATCGGGATTGAGCACGAGCATTACGCCGCTGAGCCGATGACGAAGGAGCAGCGCGAAGCCTCTGCGCGGTTGCAGGCCTGGATCGCCTGGAAGTACAACAAGGCGACGGTTCTGCCCGTCGGCCCGCATAGCGCCTACTACGCGACCGCATGTCCGGCGAACCTGAAGAACGAGATCCCGAATATCACTCGGATGGCTCAGCAGATCCTGAAGGGCGGCGTCTGATGGGATACGGACTGATCGGCATCCTCGTCATCATCCTGCTGGTCGTGCTGATCTTCTATTTCGTCAGGAGAGCGTAATGGCGCGTCCGCGTAACACCATCGCGACTACCGGGTCCAAACCGCCCATCAACGAGATCGGGGCCGTCCTGAACGGCAACTTCACTCCGGCGGGGATGGCGCCCTGGACGATGTGGGTGGACATCGAGGAGACGGTGCCGGAGCTGAGATGGCCCAACTCTGTCCGCACCTACTCGACCATGCGGAACGACTCGCAGATCGCCGCGCTCTACCAGGCGACGGTGCTCGCGCTCGGGAAGATGGAGTGGTTGATCGACCCGAACGGCGCGGACGACGCCATGGTGCAGAAGGTCGCTGAGGACTACGGTCTCTCGATCCTCGGTGATACTCAGGACGACCGGCCGGTGGGACGGTTGAAGAAACGGTTCTCCTTCCGCGAGCATCTGCGCAAGGCGTTCAAGGCCGGGATCTTCGGCCACTACTTCTTCGAGCAAGTAGGTTACATCGGCGACGGCACCCAAGGTCGGCCTGACGACGGTCTCTGGCATTTGCGGAAGCTCGCAGAGCGCCCGCCGAGTACCATTGAGCAGTTCAGGGTCGCGGACGATGGCGGGCTGGTCTCCATCATCCAGAACGTCACGACTCCCCGGAACAACTCCTGGCAGCAGCCGCTCCCGGAGATCCCCGTGGATGTACTGGTCGGCTACGTCTGGGATCAGGAGGGCGCGAACTGGGCCGGACGTTCCTGGTTCCGCGAGTGCTACAAGAACTATCTGATCAAGGATCGCCTGCTGCGGATTGATGCTGTGAATCATGAACGCGCGGGCGGTGTTCCTTACATCGAGGCTCACCCCGGGGCTACGCAGGACGAGATCCGTTCCCTCAATCAGATGGCGCAGAGCTTCCGCGTTGGCGATACCGCCGGTGGGGCAGTCCCGGCCGGGGCGAAGTTCAACATTGCTCGTGGTCTGCAAAGCTCGGTGATCGACTCGGTGATCTATCACGACGAAGCGATGGCCCGGAAGTTCATGCTGATGATCATGCAGCTTGGACAGACCAAGTCTGGATCCCGCGCGCTCGGAGCTACCTTCGTAGACTTCTGGGCTGCAGGGATGGAGGCAATCGCCTGGTGGTTCTGCGACACCTTCAATGAACATGTGATCGAGGACGACATCGACTGGAACTGGGGTGAGGACGCATCTCCAGTTCCTCTCTTGACGTTCGACTTCGATCCCGAGTTGATAACGCAAGAGTTGATCTCGCTCATCACCGCCGGAGCTGTCGTGGTAGATGATGAGCTGGAGGCGGCGATTCGTAAGGAGATGGGACTGCCGCCCGCTCAGTTCCATCACGAGGATCCGAACAAAATACGCCAGGACGCTCTCGATGCTGCAGCTAAGCAGGACGCGCAGAGTCAGCCTCCCGGCAAGAGTGCGCCGCCGTCGGCGGGTAAGCCGCAGCCCACAGGTAAGGCGCAATGACGGCGGCGACCAAACACCGCGGCTCCCTCCCGGCGGGAGGTCGTCGCCGTCCCTTCAACAAGGAGGTAGGTAGTGGCAAAGGATAGGATCGACACAGCCAACCCGAAGTTCAGGGGTGCGTTCAGCGGCCAGCAGGGTGTCGCTTCCGGGATGAACGTCGGCGGTCTGACCGACGCCCAGGTTCGCATCAACGCCTGGGGGCAGGGCAAGATGCTCCACGACCAGCTCGCCAAGGACAAGAGCGCGAGCAACCCGGTCCCGTAGTGCCAGCCAGATCCCAAGCCCAGAGGAGATTCCTGAACGCGAAGTTCGGGCACAAGTGGGTCAAGAAACACCACTTTGCCAACAAAGGGAAACTCCCCAAGCGAGTCAAGGGGAAGAGATGAGATTCAAGTTACTACGCGATCCGCGTCTACTCAGAGCATCTGGACCAGAGATCAGCGTCCCTTACCAGGGTGACGACGGTCTTTGGCGGATCGACAACGTTCCGATCTGCGAGACCGGGATCGAGTACCGGCTTGGCACCGGTCCTCACACGTTCACCGAGGCCGAGCTAGCGGACGCAGTCAAGGCCGCGTCGGGGAGCGACGTGGCGATCAACTCTCCGCGGATCAAGCTTGGCCACACATCGAAGACCAACGAGCTGTTCCTTGGTGAGGACGAGCCTGCTTTCGGCCGAGTCGAGA